AGCTCCTCGTCGTCCAGCTTGTATTTGCCGGCGTCGTCAGCGGGCTCCTCTAGGATGAGGTTGGCCCAAGCGTCGAAGTCGGAAAACTCCTCGGACGACATGATTTCGGCGGTGAGCGTTTTCAGGTCCTCGTCCGACGTGGCGCCCTTCACCTGATTGCTTTCGAGCATCAAGTATTTCGCCAAATCCTCCGACATTTCGCCGAGGTTGACGACCGGGATCTCGTCGTAGCCTAGCTCGCTCGCTGCTCGCCAACGGTGCTCGCCATCGACAATCATATACGGCGCCGCTTGCGGATCGCTGGCGCGTTCCGGGTTTGGCCGCACTAAAATCGGAATGGTAAACCCTACTTTCGGATCAGCCATATTGGCCTTGAGCGCCGAAAAATAGGCATTGCCCATCTTGTTTTTATTGTATGGATTGGGGACAACCTCGCGCACCGAAACGAGACGACTCGTGCGGGCGCGAAGTATGTCCATGAGCTTGTTGCGATCGACCTTTGCGAGGTCAACCTTTGCAATTCGTTTGACCATTGTGTCCTAACTCGCTTACTCGCTGACGGTTGATGGCTTTTAGAGCTGACGAGTCATTTTGCCTTTGACGCTGCCAGCCTTCTTGGCGCCAGCCTTCTTGCTGGTAGCCTTCATTTTGCTGGTCGGCTTGCCCTTGGGCTTGCCGCCACGAGCCGCGATCGAGCTGACGCCGCCGCCCTTCTCAAAGGCGTGCTTGATCTTGTTCTTCTTCAGGTGAGCGGCAAGGTTTTGGGCCTTCTGGCGACCGGCTGCCGTGTCGCCTTTGTGCCCGACCTTGCGAATCCAGGACGCTCCCGCCCTGGTGCGCGCCTTACCGTACTTCTTGTGATGCCCGGCCGTTCCGCCCCATTGAAAAATCAGATCCATCTCTCAGTCCTCCTTGCAATAGGCCCAAGGCATGACGCCGTTGCCCGGCTCCGGCGCCGACCACTCGACCATGCCGTTAGGTGCGTTCTCTTCATTGTCCTCGAAAACATCGCTTTCGACAAAGGGCGCCAAAACGCGCACCACGTCGCCATTGTCATCGACCGCGACTGTTTCCACCTTGTTTTCGTGATCCACATCTTCGAGCATGAGCTTCACGTCGGCGTAGTTGGCAATGCCGCGTGTGTAGTCCATGTCATTCCACAGGTAGTGCATCACGTTGAGCAGGCTTGTGCGCTTGCCGAGTGCGTGCTTGGCATGGTGATAGCGGTCGTTGTCACGAGCGATTACTTGCAGGATTTCTTCCGTGCGAAAGACGTGCTTTAGGATGCTGAACTGGCCGTAAAACTTCTCGACCTCTGGCCAGGTGACAATCACCGGCTTTTGACCGTACTCGTCGAAGCAGTCCACGAGGTTGTCGTGCAGCCAGTGCGCGTCGCCCTCGAACTGCGGAAGCCGGCCGGTGTTGCCCTTGACGAACTCGTCGCCGAGCTTGCGGCCGTAGGTGAGCTTGAGCCCGTACTTGGCAGCCGCCTGCTCCATCAGATCCTTGTCGGCGTCGAAGCCCTCGTAGTCGTTGGCTTTGGCGATGTAGGGCTTAAACTTCTCGGCAATCGAGCGCGACTGGAGCTTGGTGAGGTGCAGGGTCTGCGTGCAGACACCCTTGGCGCCAGCGTCAGCGCACGCCTTGAAGAAGCCTTGAATGTCTGGCACCCAATCGCGCAGGTAGGGGTTGAGGCCCACCACGCAATCGACGCCAGCCTTGCTGAGAGATTCGATGCGGCGCAGGCGCTCAGCCGGCGGCGGCGCGTACTTCTCGGTTTCCTTGGCCACCTCGTCAAGCAGCGTCGTGATGGTGACGTAAACGACGATGTGCTCCTTGCAGGCGACTAGCAGGTCAAACAGCTCGGGCGTATAGACCTCCTTGGTCTGGATAAACACCGGCTGCTTGACCAGCGCCCACTCGCGCAGAAGCCGCTCGCTCACCTTATGCTTCTGCTCGGCGGCCGGATAGAACGGATCGACGTTGTTGCTGTAGATGGTGACATACCGATTGCGAATGAATGTCTCGACCATGCTAGTCGGATCGTAGCCCTGGCCGTGCGCCTTCTGGAGCTTGCGAATATAGGCATCGGTCGGGTCATCCTGCGATCCAACCGCCGTACCAAGCCCGACCTTGTTGAGATTGGCGAAGCAGTAAAAGCAGCTCTGAAAGCAGTAGCTGAACATCGACAAGTCGAGAACATAAGAATCGTTAAAGATGTCTCCAAAAAGTTTCAAAGGTGTGGAAACAAAAGTCACTCTTGCCACGTCTACTGCTCCTGTCTAACATCGCCGCCATGAATGCCGACGCAAGTAAGATCATCCATTGAAAATATACCTTATGCGGTTGCTGCACATGACGGCGCACGCGCCAATCACGTTCATCTTGCGGCACAGTGCCTCGAAGTGCTCGGCAGCCTCCAGGTCGGCTGGGCTTGCTTGTGGATGGCCTGCGGGGTGATTGTGGATAAGCAAACACTTCGCCGCGTTTCCAATCAGAGCCTCTAGCTTCTCGGTCGAAACCTTTGTCTTGTTCTCCACGTTCGCGTCGAGCACATGCACATAGGCGCGCCCGTCGTGGTCCTCGGTGACGAGAACGAGCCCTTCCTCGCCGTGCTCGGCAGCGCCGCGCATCATGAATCGCATAATGTTGATTGCTTGTTTCCACTTCATACCTCAAGAGTCTCCTGCAAATGCTTGCGCCGCTGCATTGGATTGAGTAAAACGAATAGCGAAATGTCTGATGATATAAAAAATGTCGTGCTCAGTGGAAGCGTTCACCCTGGGCTCTTGGAGCTGGCGCGGCGAGAAGCTTTCTGGCGAGGCATGACGTTCTCCCAGCTCCTAGACGAGCTGCTGCGCGGGCGCTATAGCTCATCCGAGCACCGCTATGCACCTAAGCCGCTTTTGCCAGGCGAGGAGCCCGATAATGATTGGAGCCAAGCCGAAATCGTCTACCGAAAAGAAGATGCCGCTCAGCATTCGAGTGACGCCGGCTGTGTACGAAGCTGTCAAGCTCCTAGCGGCTCATCGACATAGCGCCAGCGAGCTTGTAGACATGGCGCTGCGGCGCCTTTTTACAGAGGATCAAGACTTTGTTGAAGAACTCGCAGGACTTAGGGAGCGATACAAGGATCGAACTGGATGACCGTCGGGTCCTCAACCTTGAGCGAGGTTTGTTGCCCGCTGAAGCGCTGACCAAAAGGGATCGGCCGAAGAAGATGCGAGCCTACTCATTATCGAAGCGCAGCTACGCGATTCTCGCTCGATTGGTTGGGGATGATCGGCGAAAAACAGCGTTTTCTGACCAGTTGGAAATACTAGTGGCGAAATACGGCCCGATGGAGCTGGCGGCGAGAATTGAAGAGGCTGAGTCAAAAAAAACGGCGCCCTAAGCGCCGCTGCACGACGCCCTTATTCGGGCGCCGCCGCTATTGTTAGCGCTCGGTCAATCCAAGCTTCTCGGCAAGCCCTTGCTCGATGTACGCCGCTCGCGCCTTGACGTTGAAAATCCGCGCCGCTGCCTCGTCAGTGATTACCCACGAGCGCCCGGTCAGCACCGTGCGCCCTTCGTCGTCCTTCGTCGCTTCGACCAGTAGCACGCCGCCCTGCTTCATTGCGTCAGCGCAATCGTCGCAGGGGCTACGATCAGGCATGTGCCTTGGTGCTTGCTCATCGCTGGGGAGTTTGCCGAGTAGCCCTACTCCAGTTTCCCTGCCGCACAGCACGCACTGGAGAATGCTCGGATTTAAGCCGTGCTTCGGACTGATTTTGATGTTCATTTCTGCTCCGCTCGTTTAGGTCGTTTATTCCATGCAGCCCGCGCCTGCGTTATTTCGTCCATGGGACGGAGGTGATCGGCCCGTGAATCGCCCACCCAGGTTATGATTATGATCGGTCGCACAATACAATCATCATTCTGGCAGCCGATCCTCAGTACATTGCGGGCATTCGATCGCGTTCCGCCGCGCTCGACGTCGCCATACGCCTTTCCGCCGCAAAAAGGACACGGTGACAGCTTATCCGCCGCCCGACGCAAATCAGCCGAGGTCATGGCGCAAGGCTGGCATTTACCGCCCTTCATGCTCCGACCGCATTTTTTGCATGTGTTTTTGTGGAATTTGTCATACAGCCGTTCTCGGTTTTTGATCGCTGACATTTATTCCTCTCCGTTTTTATGATGACTACGCCGGTCAGGTGTTCGACTAGGTGCGTCATATTGATCGCTAAATACTGCTCAAAATAAGCTTCAAATTTTTCCTCATCACTCATAAGTAAAGGCTCCTGTTAGTGAAAGGCGCGCCCTTCGGGCGCGCCGCCTGGCTGGTGTTAGGCTCGTTTTGCGAACGCGCCGGGCTCGACAGGTCCTCGTTTCAACGCTGCACGCACGCGCCCTAGCGTGGCCGCGCCTTTCACGATGGGCCTCCCCGCAGCGACTTGTGCGCGCTGCCAAGCGATGAATTCAGCCCACGTCGTAATAGTGCTTCTTCCTTTCGGTGTGGCTTTCATTTTCGCCACCGGCCGAGCCACCGGCCGAGCCTTCGGCCGAGCCTTCGGCCGAGCCTTCGGCCGAGCCTTCGGCCGAGCCTTCGGCCGAGCCTTCGGCCGAGCCTTGGTCGCCTTCGGCCGCAGGCGAATCACTTCGGCGATCGATCCGTCCGGCAATTTCGCTCCACGTATATCCGTGTCAGGCATACCAGCGCGAGCTAAGCGTGCGATTGAGCCTGTGAGCGCTGCGGTGAGGTCAGCGCCGCGCAGGTCGGCGCAATATAGGCGAGCGCATCGCAAATCCGCCGTGTCGATCCGTGCGCCGCGCAAGTCCGCGCCGCTGAAATCGACGCCGGTAAGGTCGGCACCGCGGAAATCGGCACCGCGTAAGTCGGCACCCTTGAAGCTAGCGCATGACAAGTAAGCACCCGCAAAATAAGCGCTTTTCAGTGAAGCATAAGAAAAATCAATCCCGCGCATATCCTGTCCGTGCAGCCACCCGTCGTCCAAGTAATTGAAATTATTGAATTTTTGACCCCTGAAGCTTGCTTTCGTGCAAGCAAAACCCGACAATTTTGACACGTAACCGCTTGAAAGTACTGACATTTTCGCTGGTGTGGCGTTCATAAATCCCCCCGGTTGGTGGTTGTGTGGTCGTATATTCTTATCGGCACGAGCGCAAATCAACTTGAGCAATATTTTTAGTCCATTGTAATCATTGGGTTTTTTGGCCACAATTTTTTCTGTTGACGAAACCCTCGCGGTCCTGCACTGTCACGACTCAACAAACCGACCAAGAAAATGACAAAAAACTTGACAAGCTAATTCCGCTTTTGCGGCGCTGGCTTCCGAAGATGTGGGTTCAAGGATGGACTTAGCGGTGACGCTTGCCGTAGCGCGGCAAGCTGTGGACGAGCACGCGCAGCGCGATGGCGTGACAACGCTGCTCGCGCATTACTGGCAAGCTCGGCACGCCGGCCAGCCTGAGCCCTATCCCAACGCTGACGACGAAGCGTCTTTTCTAGGTGATCGACTGCGCCACGAATACGAGCCACACGAATAATAAGGAGCAGAAAGTGACACGATTCTACGCAAGCATAGATAGTGACATCGGAAAGACAACGCCAACACGGCGCGGAAAAGCAAGCATCTCCGCCCATGTGCGAGGCTGGGACATTGGCGGACGGGTGACTGTCTACGCTGATAAGGGTGGACGCGATCGAGTGGTGCTTACGCTCACGCACGGCAGCAACGGCGGCGGCAGTGAAATTTTTGTGGACGAGTTCATCCTGACACCAACCGGCATTGAGCGCGCCGCTGATATGCAGGACCAGCCAAGGTTGCCATGATTGGAGGAGTGAAATGTTTGCGATCATTGGATTTTATTGTGGCGAAAGCGAAGTAATCGATTTTGCCGACGACATGCCGACAGCTCGATATCTGGCTGCGGAATATCGAGTGGCGTTCGGCACCGGCTGGACTATTCGCATTCGTCGCAAGCGACCAGGTGACGACCTAATATGAAAATGAGTTTGCGCGCTCCATGCACTAATTGCCCCTTTCGCTCCGATAGGCCCGGATATTTGACGAAAGCTCGCATTCGCAAGCTACGAAGAGAGCTTGTCGATCTACAGCTATCGTTCTCGTGTCACAAAACCGACCGGGGTAAAGGGGCTGACCCCCAGCATTGCGCTGGAGCATTGATTCTGCTCGAAAAGCTCAACCGACCGAATCAATGGATGAGGATAGCCGAGCGGATCGGCATATACGACAGAACGAAAATAAACATGAACGCGCCGATTTTTGATTCGTTCGACGAAATGATCGAAGCGCAGATGAGGTGATTATGTCCGTTTATGAAGGTATCCCACTCAAGGGTCGCGCTTACCTGCTGTGGAAAGAGCTGTCGAAAGAAAAAACCTTTCCCGACTTGAGAGAGGCTTATAAGCACGCAATATTTCTCGCATCGAAGTGCCTTGAATACGGCAATTTCAAGGTGGATGAGTACGGCAATGTTATTGATGAGGAGCAGAAAAATGAAAGTCAAGGTTGATAAGAGCTGCTTGGCAAAATTGTCAGCGCTGGCTAAATCCGGAGCTGCAAAGGGGCTGGATTTTCTGTGGTTTGATGGACAGTGGCTTGTCGCAAGCAACGGCTACGCTTTATATGCGACGCGCAAGCATACGCTCGGCAGTGTGCTTGAGTCACCATCGGTGCTTGTCGCGTCGGCGCTCAAGGAAGGCAAGGTCGCGCTCGCTGTCGTCGAGAAAAACCTGCTAAAAAAATGGCGCGGGCTAGTGCCGTCGCTCGACGTGCGTGCTCGCGTAGCGATCCCGAGCTTCTTTGCTAAACGGGAGTATCAGCATTCGCCCGTCGCGATGGAGCTGGGCGACCGACGGCTTGTCTGGGAGCACGCAAGCAATCTGGCCCACGTAGCAGGCGAGACACTGACCCTTGGGCTCGACCTCGTAAACGATGGGGCTTTGATCGTCGCGGCCGACGAAGCCGACGACCCCTCTATCCTCGCATTGATTCAGGGTGGCTTGTGGGGCGAAGGGAATGTGGTAATGAGCTTTAAGGCTCAGGAAGCCAGCGGGCGGATCTGCCCCTTGGGCGAAGCGCCAGCGCAGCCAGTGACCAAGCCAGCTCCTCCCGAAAAACCTAGGCTAGTGGCGCCGACGCCCGAGCCTAAACCCAAGGCCGAGCCTAAACCCAAGCCCGAGCCTAAACCCAAGGCTGAGCCTAAACAGCTTGACGAAACACAGCCGAAGTTGAGCCCAAGAGAGGCCAAGGAAGCTCGTAGCTTGAAAGCTAAGGAGCGTGTCGCCAAGGCCAAGCGCAGCCAAGTGATTAATTTGCATCAATACCGCGCCAAGCGCCTCAGAGATGGCATTGACCGATCGACCTGCTGTGAGTGTGAACACAAGGTAAAGTGGCAGGAATGGATCGTAGCAGTGGACGTGCCATACCACCCTAAATGGCCGATGGGCTCGTGCGTGAGCGGATATCACATTTGTCCGAAGTGCGACGCCTTCCAAGAGCACACGATGTTCGATGGATTTATATACGTCGAGAACGGTGTTCTGAAATGCGAGCTGTCGATCGAAATGATGCGGCAAATGCTCGACAACATGAACGTACCGCCTGGTGGAACATTCAAGCTCGGGAACGCGATATTCAACGCTGTTCGCAATGAGATTGTCGCTGCGCTCGATGATTTTGCCGAGTGCCTGATTCCCGAAGACGTGTTCACGCTAGAACAACAGCGCCAAATTATGCGTGATGAGTTGCGCGAAGTGCAGGCCATGCTTGACGAGGATAAGAAGAATCAGCAGAAAATGCGGGCCGTCGCTGTAGGGGCTACCGTCAAAAAAATGATTGGAGAACAATAAAAATGAACAAAGAAATCGACCTGGCCAAGCTAGAGAGCCTTGTGGGCGGTTACGCAACCAAACCCGTCAACACCCTAATCGACGGAGTGCCTGACGTGATTTACCACGGCGGACCCGGAATATCGAATAGTGGCCTAAACGTGTTGGCACGTTCGCCGGCCCACTATCAGGAAGCACTGAGGCGCCAGCGCGAGCAGGCCGAGAAGAAGGCCAGCCGAGCGCTCGACCTCGGCACCGTCATGCACCTTGGCATCCTCCAACCCGAGCTTATGGACACCATGGTCGCCAAGCGCAAGAAAGTGGACGGCCGGACTAAGGAGGGAAAGGAGTACAACGCTGAATGGGAAGCCGAGCACGCAGGCAAAATAGGAATAACCAAGGATGAGCACGACAACATGATGTTTTGCGTCGATGCCGTGCGCTCACATCCGGTTGCAGGACCGCTTCTGCAAGATGGCTGGGCCGAGCAGTCAGCTTATTGGACTTGGAACGTGGACGTTGGTGAGGAGATTCCCGTGCTTGCGCGCGGGCGGCTCGACTGGCTGAGAAAGGACGGAACGATTGTAGACGTAAAAACCACCATTGATGCCGATCCTTCCGAATGGTCCAAGTCGGCTGCGAAGTTTGGATATCATCGCCAAAATGCCTGGTACAAGGGCGGGCTCAGCCAGATCCTCGGAGCCCCGGTGCCTGGATTCTTCTTTGTTTGCATCGAGAACAAGGAGCGACCGTTCGGTATTCGCGTCCTCCAGCTCGACGAACAAGCACTCATGACAGGACAGCAAGAACTTATGAGCTATTTAAGCGCATATGCACGTTGCGTCAAAAACAACGAGTGGCCAAATTATCCATCCGAGCCAAAGAGAATCAGCCTTCCACACTGGTATAAAGCCAAGATCACGTTCTAAAGGAGAGTGCAAATGAACAACTGGAACAATGCCCCGCAAGGTCAGAACGCACCAAGGCAACAGCCGCCGCCACCGCAAGCACCATTTGCCGGCGCTCAGCCAGCACCGCAGCCGACACGCTCGCTGGTCGGCTCGCTGACGGAGCAGCACCTTGCCAACATCCTTATCAAGGATGCCAAGATCGCCTTCGAGCTGAATTTTTTGAAGCTCCTGGCGAGAAAGCACGCCAACGTCGAGACGGCATTCTTTGTGGACTTTCTCTACAAGGCGCAGCTTTACGGCGCCGATCCGCGCCGCGACCAAATTTACCTTGTCACCTATAAGAAGAAGGAGAGGGGACCAGACGGCAGATGGGGCGAGCGTGAAGTCGCCAACGTCGTGTTCAGCTATCACTTCTATATGGCTAAAGCGGCTGCCAGCGGCTACCTGGCATCGACTCCGACCGTTCACACCGAAGTGATTGACTACTTCGACGTGAAGTCAGGGAGCTTTATTAAAACCATTGCGGCTTGCGCTCGCGTGAAGCGCCATGGCGCGACAAACGAGGCCGTCTATTGGGCACGCTTTCCAGAGTTTGCTAAAACCCGCCATGGCGAGAATGGACCTATCCTTGTCGGCCAATGGGCGGAAAAACCATACCTCATGCTTGAGAAGTGCGCGCTCGCCTGCGTGATGCGCCTGGCCTTCCCTGACGTGCTTGCCGGCATGTATGTGCAGGAGGAAATTACCGGCGAGGAGAGCCGCGACGGCGACGAGGGCATCGAGCTGGAGGCTAAGGAAGAACTCAGCATCGATGCGCCTCCGACCGGCCGTCAGCTTGCGCTCGATTCGGCGCCGGAATCGATCGACGTAATTGTCCAAGAGCCACGGTACGAGCCGGTTCGCCAAATCAGGAATGCCGCCGACATTCGGCAAGCCTTTAACGACATTCCGCCACCTGACAGCGGAGGGCGTTAATGGGCAAGTGCATACGATGCGGCAGGCACTTAAAAAATCCAGACAGATTGGTCGGGAGACTGTGCGGTATGGTGCTGGGCTTATCGGTCAAGAATCAGTTTCGATCAGAAAAAACTGACGTTCCGGAGCACTGGAAGGTTATGACCAACCTCGCCATGCGAGACATGCTCATGAAAGGCGAGGCGATCGACGTAAGCCAGTTCGATCGTACTCGACCCGAAGGCTTCTACGTGCTGCCGGACTTCAACGGCGACAAGGACTACTGCGACGCGCAGCGCGAGCTGTGGATCATGTCGATTGGACAGCACAAGAAAACTCGCCAGATCCTAGCCTCACCGACGACTGTCTTATTCCGACACCCTGACTACGAGTGTTTGTTTCTCCGCTAAACATTCCCGCCACACTTCCCACCGCCGAGGGCGTCCAGAAATGGGCGCCCTTTCTGTCAACTGTCACTGCTGACACCTGACGCACTCGTCAACTGACGGCTTGCCGCTATCGCTGCGATAGCGCCACCACTGCACCGATTCGATGCAGATCAAGACGAGCCAGTTTGCCATGAGTGGCCACAATGAGTAATGCCATGTGTAAACCAGCTTAACCACGCATCCGATCAGCCCAAGCAAATGCAGAAGCCCCCTATCCTTCACGAGAAAACTCGTGATGAAGATAGAGGTCCCCAGCCACCCCAAGGTTGTCCACATGGCCTCGGTCATTTTGAAAACACCACAACCCAATAGTTGTTTACGACCGCAGCGCCCATCGACCGATTTTGTGCGTCTAGCATGGCTGCGCGATGCCCTGGACTAGCAAGCCATCCGTTTACGGCTTCCCGAGGGTTTCTGTGACCACACGCAATGATTTCGCTGCCGCTCACCATCTGAAAGCCGCATGCCTCGACGCGATCGACGAAGCTGGAGCTGTCGCCGCCAGCATGGGAACACATCCTTCGAGGGCCTATGTCATCGGCATGTCTTTGAGACGCGCACGAGAGAGCTTCCTCGGTCGAAAGAATGGGGAGGCTTCTGGACGCTCGCTCGCCATTAATGAGGAGGTAAAGCTTTGCTATTTCCTCCGTTGGGATCGGTGGAAAGTCAGGAATGTCTGGCGGGATCTCAGGCGGCAGGTCTGGCTCCTGAGGCAGTTCTGGTGGAACGGGCCACACTGGCGGTGACTCGTCGGGAGTAGTTGGCTGCGGCGGCTGCGGCTCGTCCGAGTCGTCAGATGCACATCCGACTGTGGCCAATAGCAGTGAAAACAAGATTTTTTTCACCATGACTGTTCAAACTCCCTTAGCTTAGAGACAAACTCGTCGAGCGAATACACCACGGCCACCTTGCATCCAGCCGAAATCAATCGCTTATGCCAGTCCTTTTGATGCTTCTCGACACGGCCAGCAGGCAGGCTTTTGAACATGGTTTTTTGAGCGGGCGCCTTCAGCTCAAAGCCGTAGAGAGTTCCGGGACGGCTCCTCGAAATCACTACGATGTCGGGAAATCCGCGCATTGGATTGGCTGAAAACGACACCTTGGTTTTTCCACCACCCCTAACGATCGGCGACAGCGGCACGCGCCAATGCTCGAAACCGCTGTGCTCAAGCCAACCGAGCACTGCTTCGAGAACATAACCTTCACGAGTTTTTGCCATCTGCTTTCTCGTCTAGCCAAAGGACGACCGTTCGGCCGCCGTGCTCGTGAATGGCGATCAGGGTTTCAATGTCATCGTAGACGGCAACGCTGGTAAACCGCGTCAGCCAGTTGAGGGCGCATTTGCCGTTGGCGAATTGAACACCCTCGGCCACGATGCCAGTCCCGCTGACGCCGCTCACGTCCTCTTTGCGAGCCAGGTGAAACAACCTCACGTTGTCTCCTCCGCCTTACGGTTAGGACACTCAGGCTTCTCGCACGGCGGCTTGCCGGCGCAGCGGTTGCGTTTCCCGAGTTTCCCGACAACCCAAGGAAGGACAAAACCAACAATACGAATTATGTCCCAAAATTTGCCCATTAGAGGCTCCCGAACATCGCTGATTTTTCTTCAAGTTTCTTACGAAACTCTCGCATGCTTGTTGGCAGAACGCCACCCGGATCGTACTTTCGACCGAGTGGAAGCGCTGCCTCGTCGTGACCAGCGATATTCTGCGGATCAATCCCGAGGGCGATAAACCACAAGCAGACATGCTCAAGCATGGTCACTTGTTTATCGGTCGCTTTGTCCCACCACCACATCTTCCCGTCGATGTTGTCTTTACGATATTCGGCATCCAATGAATCGACAGGCTCGCCTGACCACGACGACAACGACCCGTCTTCTTTTGATTCGGTCAGCCACCCCCAGCTAACCAACGCGATAGCCACATGCCGTCGGTTTGGCGACACGCCGAGCCATGAAGCATTGCCGGCATGAGAAACTGCATTGTTTAGGTAAGCCGTCTGCGTGACCATCCCATCTCTGTCGATAATGAGGTGATACCGCAAGTTGTTTTTTTTCAACTCGCGGAACACCCTGGAAATGTCTCGGTCGGCTGTATAATGAATCGTGATGCCTTGCGGACCACTGCTACCGAAAGAGTTCTTGAGGCCGAGGCCCGGCTCCTCGATTCGACCAACGAATGGGTAAATTGGTGGGATCAATCCATTTTTGGTTTTCGCAGTCAACTTCCCTCCAAATACGCCAAGAGCTTCGTTTTGTATTCAACCGGCAGTGTTGCAGGCGACGGTGGCATGCGTCCACTTTCGATAGCCGCCTTCACCTTCGGCGTCTTAAACGACGATTTTTTTGATAGGTCGAGCGGTTGTTTGACTCCGTTGTGACATTTAACACACGATTCTTTGACAATTGGCTTGATCGCGTCCCATTCTGGATCGCCCATCTGTTGGGGGGACGGCTCGCTCGATTCGTCATGGCCGCAACCAGTCGCCAAAAACAAAGCCATAAATAACCAGCCAACAAGCCTGAACATCGTTTTTTTTCTCCTGTATTCATCGTGGATCTTCAAACAGTCTTAGGTCGGCGATCACCGCCTGCAACGCCGTTGCGAACGTCTCGAATGGAATTGTCCCACCTGCAAAAAGCTGACCCCATTGGCTTCTCGCTGTCTGACTCTGATTGAGAATGATCTGGCACTCGCTCTTTCGTAGCCACAAGGTCCCGCATACCTTCGCCATATCCCATGGCAGAAGGTGTGAATCAGAAGCTGCCGTCACGGGCTCGGTTTGCGCCGACGTGTCAAGAGTCGTAAACCCGAGTCCTTTGAGCGATTCAAAATAGTTGTCGTTCTCCAGTTTGATAAGCTCATTCACAACCGGCTGACTGTCGTACACGGCAAGAATCAGGTCGCGGTCATCCTTAAACTCCGAGCCATTCGCTGTGACGATAGCTCGTATTTGATCGGTGACTGGAAGGATGCCGGAAGCGTGACAACGGAAGCATGAGATGCCGGCCTGGATCTCTGACGACACAGGACTAACGAAATCACGCACGACGTTGACAGGAGCAACGTTCTGGAGCTGGTCGAGGTCGCTCCTGACAAAAACACCGTTGTTCACTGTCTGGCGAGCGTTGAACAAAGTGTAGCCTTGCAGTCCGTTCGGCAGCGTGTGGATGCACTCTCCCGCGATAAACTGCGCGTTGAGTTTGCCTCCAACGTCACCCAGTAATGGAAAGTTGGAAAATGTTTTTTCTGGCGTGTCTATCGGGCCGGTGTCGTAAGTACACCACAGGCTTCCGTCTCGTGAGTCGTGAACGCTCAACATGCGGTTGTGAGGCGACAGCGGTGAGCCGACAAAAGCAGCGAGCGTAGCCTCGCGCTGCTGAAGGTCCTTAGCGTAGTCCACGCCGATCTGCTGAATGAACTGATCGAAGTTGGCGGCCGTTTCCGTCAGGTTGTAGTAGACGGCAGCATTCCGAAACCCAGCGTCGATTAGTGAGCCGACGTGAAGCCACGGCTTCCGCGTGCCGGTGAGCAGCTTCAAAAGGTCGCCTTTTGAGGTCCTGCTCTCGATGTTCACCACGTCCGCGTTCTCGACCGCCTGCCATTCGCCGGCGTCGATCGCCACGTCGTCAAGGTCGAAGCGCCAAATGCCAGGGGCCACCTCGACCAGCTCGGCAAGCTCACGCTCAGTGCTCAGGCTATTGATGGCCTTCAGCGCCGCCTTCTCGTACAGCTCTAGCTGCTCGTCGGTGCCGCCGCTGTTGATAACGTCAGTCGCGACGAGGTATCGAGTCGTCACCCGGTTTTCAATACTTACCTTTGTCGTGTCCGTGATGTCCGCGATAATGGCCGCTTCCGACTCCTCGAAGGACTGAAAATCGAAGTCCCCCTCTCCATCACCCGGCTCAGCAGGCGACGGGCAAAGGCCGTCGATAATCCAATTCTCAAATGCCGAAATCTCATCGTCGGTGAGAGACGAATTTTTCGGCATGTGCTGCGGATCAGAAGGCGCGAGCCTGAAGCGCCTCAGGTACTCATCTGAGGAATTTTTGGCCTTCTCGAAGCTGTCGTAACCTCGATGGCACGAGCCAGTACAACTGCGCGTCAAAATCGGCTGCACGGTCGCAAAGGTCGTGTCGCCCGGAGCGCAATCTGGCGGTGGTTGTGTCTCGCAAGAATTCACCGCTTCTTTGTAGCCATCTGCCGTGCATACCAAAACAATGGTGCCGTCCTCACCCTCGCCGCAATCAAGCTCCTTGGTGCTGCCGATAGGATCGCTGTCGCACGACAACAAAGGCGCGGCGACCTGTACTTGCTCTTTCTCCGTCGAGCAGCCGGTCAACCTGTCGAGAAACACGGTCAATATCGAGGCGGTGATGAGAATTGTGGACAGTTTAAGCAAACGCCGAGCATCGCGAAGCTGTTGCTCTGTCATGGGGCACCTATTGTGTTGTTTATGAGAGAATTATACTGCACTTACAGGAAATAGTGAAACATCAGCGCGCCGCTGTTGGACGCTTCACCTTGCGAAAAGCTTCGCTTAGCTTGAGCGAGAAGCTCAAAGTGAGGGCGGGGAAACCATGAAGAAAATATTCCGAAACCGTAAAGATCGCCGTTCCTGTCCAATGTTGGGCCGAAGTGAACGCCTCGATAATACTCCCAACCTAACTTAGCAACCGCGAGGTCTGTCGCCTCTCCGAATTCAAAATTTCGATCGTACTCAGCCAAAAAATAAAGGCTTTCGTCGGCGGCGGTAATCACATGCGCTCCGAGCGCCGTCTGCTCCCCGAGCTTGAGAAGGCTGAAACCGACCTGTGTCCTGTCTCCGAGGTAAAACGCCGACCGCACGGTGCCGCCGCTGCGCTCGCCGGACACAACCACAAATCCGTCGCCATCCGTCCCGACAACCGAGGCTCTCTTCCCGTAAACGCCGGAAACGAGCACCTCACCCCATTTGGTGACGAGGGCCGCTTCTGCGTTGTATGTCTCGCTGCCCTGCCCGAGCCCTAGCCCAAAGCGCGTTGGCAGCGTGTGGTCGGGAAAGTTGACGCCATACGCCGGAATGAAACGACCAAACCTAAAGTAAACATTTTCAATCGGTTGCACTTTTAGGTAAGTACGGCGAAACTCCGAGTGACTGTCCCGCCCATAGAGGCCGACGGATCCAACCAGGGTAATCCCTTCAAATGGCATCACGGCGGCTTCGAGGTCCTTGTGCATCCAGAACGGCCGCCCTTCGTCAGGGACGATCCAGCGGCTGTCGCCGCCGACCTCTACCCACCCGGGCAAGCTGGCGCCGTGGATGACGTTCTCCTCGCCCTTGCGCGACCAAGTGGTCATGGTCCGGCTCGCGCCGCGTCCATAGGTCGTCAGGACGTTGCCGCCGACCGCGCCAGACACATGGCAGGAAATGCACGACGGATATCCGTGGCGCACGAACTCTGGAAACGCCACGGATATCGTCGAAAACATCGCGCCGCAAATCAGCGCCGCTATTTGAAGCAAAATCCTCACTTTGAGATGATCCCTCTGACGATCACCGTAACATCCTTGGCGACAGTGATTTTCCCGTATTGGGGGATGCCAATCGCCGGATAATCAGTCAACGACACGACAAACTCAGCCCACAGCTTGTTTCCCGACAAGCTCGCCAGTCCGCTGATTGGCTTCGTTTGTCCTTTCAGCGTCAGCTTCCCGGTCCAGGCAAATTTGTCTTTTGACACCTTCACCGGATCAAGAGCCAAGACCGCCTTCGGGTGAGCGGTCGTGTCAAGGTACTTGACCTTCATGTGGTCGTTTCGCAGCTCGTTTCCGGTGTCGAAGTCAGACAAATCGCACTCGAATGTTCCGCTGACCATTCCCTTCTCGTCAATTTTCCCGACCCCGGTCGCCTTGCCTCCTTTGCCGAATATTTTCACGACGCCAAGAGTGCTCTCGGCGCGCCATTCAACCTCGGCCCCTAGCTTCGCATCCGTTGCCGTCGCGAAGCTGGCTGAAAACCACGAGCACAGAATGAGAAGAATAAAACGAGACATTCGTCCCCTCACTTTTCGATGATTGCGCTGACAAGGGCCAGCACCGATTGCAAGGAACGCTCAGCCACTGCCGTCATCTCTTCGGGAGCGGCCGACCTAAACTCATCGTCGATTTTATCGCTTCCTTCAATCGCTAGACGAGCCGAAGCAATCAATGGAGCAAACTTCGGAATGTCCATCCAATTAATCACGCCGTCGGCCTTGGCAGCCTTGATGGACTTCGCCAGCTCATCCACGAGCGCCAGCATTTCCAGTGTCTCTTTCATCGCATACCCTCCTTAGAAAATTTGATGAGTAGCCAGACCTCTCAGAAGCAAATAATCAAGCGCCGGCCCGATCCTTGGGCGTTCATCGCTCTCCCATTTGCAACGCTGATGCCGATAAGAATATCCAGACGATTCAGGGGAATATTCAGCCAGCCACCTCTGCGCTGGCTCTCTTTCGCACCAGTATTCTATCATAGGAACGCCCGTTCCTCGTGTCGCCTGACACCAAGACAACCGCGAAAAACTTGAGACGGGCGAGTTGATGGCGTAGGCTGTAATCATCTGTAGCATGTTCAAATGCAGTGGATAGCACGGCTGTTTCGCAGCGACCGTTCCGCTTGCCGTTGCAATCATGTCTGTTTCAAACCTGTCTTTGGAAACTCGCGGCGCATCGCCAGTGATTCCGAAGAAATTGGCCACGCGATCCCAAAGCCACCACAGGCCGCCGTTGATCTGTTTGTCCTCGCCAGCTCCCGGATAAAGACGGCCATTGCCCAATCCAGTCACATAGTCGCGATGCAGGGACCACAACGCTGCAATCGCTTCCCTGTCCTCGGGGCATCGCCGCCAGCGCATCACCAGGCCGAAGGCGGTCCCAATCATGGCGTCACGGCTCGTGTCTACTCGATCAAGAGCTGGGTGGCGGTGAATCCGCCCGTCGTGGCTCGTGATGTTGTCGGCGACCGCTCGGAAAATACTGGCGCCGTCCTCGCACGACAGAACGCCAATTGCCAGGCCGCTGAATAGTGCGCTGTCGCCGCGCTCGTCTATTTCGTCGCCGTTCCTGGAGATGGGCATGCCTTCGTCGAGAAAGTCGCTGAGCAGCCTGGACACGAGGGCTTCATACTGATCGGGGACTGGAGCGTTCTCGGACGGCGGCAGGTCCGCTAGTGGGCTTGAAGGGGCGTCCTCATTTTTTCCTTGGCATCCAGCCAGAAGTAGAGCCGTTAGGAGCGCGCTTCCGATTCTTTTGTTCGCCGCCATAGCCATAAAGGCTTCTCCCCTCGATGATTTGAAGTCGATGGTCGTGTTCGTCGATTTCGTCCCGATTGGTCTGAAGCTGAGACACAACCTCAACCATTTTCAAATTCAAATCGTGAAGGCTGGCGCTCATGTCAGACAAGAATTTGACGCCGAAACTGCAAAGTCCGATTATGGCCGCGAGAAACAACTGGTAAACGTACTGCGACACGTCTTGAGGAGATGAAGACAATGGCAAACCCTCCTCATAAGTCCCTTCTTCTCTTTTCAAATCCCGATTTGAAAGGGACCGCCTCGTCGTAAAAAACCGGCTCAGGATCTTGGCTAGGAACGTCAATAATAAGCGGCTCAAGGTAATCGCCTTGCCCAAGGTAAACCGCCTCACTCAAGCATGAGTATTCAACGCTTTTGTCGTCGCCGCACTCTTTCAAGGAAAGACCGCAATCCTCTTGGAGGTATTTGTCGCAAATGATTACGTCACCTCCAATGGACCATATTTCCCTTTGCTTTACCGGCTTCCCAGAAGCCGAGCATGCGCCGATCCATGACGCGGCGCATACGACTAGGAAGTAAATGAGTGTATGGTGCATCGTCACACTCCTATTAGAACCGTCCCATCAAAATCCAACGGCTAAGCGTGCCGTTGTAGATAGCCATGACTGACCCGCGAATTCCGAACGCAATAGAGTTATTTTGTGTGCAGGCACTGCCGGCAGTTGTTGACCATTCGATCCTTGAAGACGAGCTGCCCTCGGATGACGAATTGCATACAATGCTCATCGTTTGCCCCGAGGCATTGTTGATGACCATCATGTGCCCATCCGACACGAAAGTGCCGATTCCGTGGACCGCGAATGGAGATGTCGCTGTTATGAAATTTATGTAACCAGTCGTCGGGTTTAAGTTGTTATGGTCCCAGTTTCCGGTTGAGGCTACGTTAACGTTGTAATTTTCTAGCCTCGTAGTTCCCAGACTTAGATAGGCTGTCCCCCTAATGACATGCTGAACTCCTCCGCCAGATGGCCCTAAAGTCCAAGCACCGGCCGGACTTGTTTCCCCGATATTTACGCCGTTTCCAGAGAAGGCGATCTGGTCAGCGCCAGGGCTGAAAATGCCTGTATTCAAGTCTCCTAGGATCGAGAAAGCCGGAGCTGATACCGAACCTCCAGCTGCTGCTACTTGCCCGTTGCCGTAGATGATGAACTTGTCAGTAGATGTGTTCGTCCTTACCTTCAACACCTCTTGAGAGACGCTGTTGGAGGCACTTGTTACTTGAAGACCGAAGCCTGTAGCTGAGGTGTTGAAGATCCGAGCGATCCAGTTGCCTGGTACGGACGAGCTTGCCTCTAACAAATAGGTTGGCGAGGTTGTCCCGATTCCGACATTCCCGCCACTGTCTATTCGCATGCGCTCAGTGTCGTTCGACCGAAGAACAAATGGGTGATTTGTTGTCGTTCCGACATACATCGTGGTGTCGGTGCCGTTGTAGCCAAACACCCCTTGAACGGTCGCATCTCCGCGTCTGACAATCAGGTTGTCATTGTCGCCGGCTGCTCCTGTCCCGGTAACGACCATCGTCGTTGTGGTGGACTGTCCCGTAATGTCAAGTCCAAGCAAGGCGTTGAGAGAGCCGGTCGCTCCATCAATCGACATCGCCTTCGTCGGCGTGCCGCTCGGTGACACGTAGAAATCCATATCCTGATCGGTCTTGGTTTCCTTGATCGTCCAAGCGCCGGCAAGCGAAGCAAGTCCAACCAAAAAACATGAAGCCACGATGGCGCGGCTTAACCTCTTCATAAAAACACCTCCATTCGCTTCGGATTATTCTTTGTCGCAGTCGATAATCATGTTGCTGTGATTGGCTCGATCGCCGTCTACGTCCCACAATACGACAACGCACTTGTGTCCAAGATAGTTTGTTCCGTACACCTGACTGGAAAAATTATTCCCATCGATTTTTCCAAGATGCTCTACGCCGCTTGGCTGCATTGTTGCACAACCGGAAGCGAGCATAATGCCAATGCTGAATACAACAAGTTTCATAGCGCCCTCGTCACGTTTTGATGATGTAGTTCACGGTCAGGAACGGGTACGGCCGTTCACGCTCGCTTGCACTGGTCATGCCGACCTCAATACTTGACGATATAGTTCACGACGACGGCTGGACCGACGTTGCTGAATGCAGTGCCACTTCCGGTTGTCCCGGTAACGCCTGTGTAATTTGGTAGGTCAACGCTATGCAGATGCGACGAACCTGGCCCGGAAGTCCCGCTGAAATTTGGCGGATCGATGCTGTGGCTGTGCGATCCGTCTGCTTCGGTCTGCTCGGTTGAGTCAGCGCCGACGCCAGTCACGCCTCGGATCAGAGATTGACTGCCGCCAGTTGAACGGCTTGTCGTAATGATGTGAGCATGAGGACCGTCGTTAGCTGATGAGAATGCTCCGTGGTCGTGACTAATGCTATGATTATGCCCACTCTCGGACGAAGAGTTCTGCGCAGCATGGTTGTGATCGTTCGTATGGTTGTGCGACGGCAAATTAGCTGTAGCGAGAGACGATGATTGCGATCCGCCTGACGCCCCGAGAGTCACACCGTCGACTCCAGATCCACCAGATGTGAGGCGATTCGCCGCAACGCCTCCCATATTGTCCTTTCCGAATGCAGCGCGCCCGCGCATATCGGGGATATTAAACGTAGTCGTTCCGTTCCCGGCACCGTAGGATGTCCCGATGGCAGCGAACAGAGCCGCGTAGGTCGTGCGTGACACGGCCGTGCCATCGGCCAGAAGCCATCCAGTCGGAGCAGACGAGCCCGCAAAGGGCATCAAGGCCCCAGGAGGGACGCCGCCTGATGACGCTGGAAGCGGCTCGGTCAACGAAACGACGCCGCTCGCGCCAGAGATGCTCATCACATCCTTGACGGTGCCGCCGCTGTTGACCCGGATGACGACGTTTCCGTTGTTGTCTGGATTGTAGATAACCCTGTCGCCTGCGAAGGCGGGTAGTGAGGAAACTCCAAGTCCGAAAAGTAGAGAAATGAGAAAACTTTTCATTACTTGCCTCTATGTATTACTGATAATTTGCACAAAGACACGCCCTGGTTCCAGAAGTCGTGGCGCAGCTCACACTGGTTGATGTGATTCTGACGGCGGCTATACAGATTACGCCGCTGCCAGAGTTCAAACATGCAGTGTCACAGGTGTCCCCTCCATTCGAGGCAGTAACTGCGAACATACTGACGGCTCCGATGGCCACTCCTGTCGTCACTCCGTAAGCGGGCACATAAAACTTTCCAGTCGTTCTGACCTCTTGTGAGCCAAAATCAGGAGATATTTTTGTACCGGCGATTGCTGCCGAAGCACTGACGTGAGTATTACTCACCGCGCTTGATGCCAATTCAGACGAGGTAATGGCGTTCGCGCCAATCTGTGTAGACGTCAAAGTGTCGTTAACGAGCTTGCCGCCAGTAATCGTGGTGTTGGCGATCTTGCCACCTGTGATCGTGGTGTTAGCGATATCACCGTCAGCGATCGTGCCGTCCAAAATGTTCGTACTGTTTATGATGCCCGTACCACCGATGGCGGACGAGAATGTCTTCGCTCCGCTGATCGTCTGCGTTCCCTGCTTCATTACGAAGTCTTGATCGGCTGTCGCCGAGCTTGGGAAGTTGACTGTGGTGCTTATTCCGGTGCCGCCGAGCGTCTTGGACAGAGGAGTCGTGAGGCCGGTGACTGTCGTGGTGCTCAGTCCATACGGTGCGGATATTGCGCCAGTCGATCCAGTGACCGTCAAGGCGTCCGTCTTTACTCCGTTGTCGTTGACGCGCAGAACTAGATCGCCGTCTACTGCCGGATTTTCGATAACCCGGCGTGTTCCAGTGTTGCTATCCGCGAGCGCGATGCTCGTCAAAAAAAACGCCAAAAAACAGACAAAATAAACTAGGCAAAACTTACGCATCAAATCGTACCTCCCCATACTTCGACGCTCCCCGCGACACCATCGTTGTCCACCAGATCGATATTCGTAATCGCCGCTGATCCGTTGGTTTTGTGAACATTCACCCTCACAAAAGCACGGTTGGCCGCAGCATCCACATAAACTGGGTCTGTGAACGTCTGCGCTGCATTCAGCTCAAGCAAGCACTGCTCAACCACACAGTTGACAGCCTCGACGCTGAGCCCGCGAGCCTGCGTGCCTGACGGTGTGAGCTGGAAGCGTGAGCGACCGAGCACCGCCACCCGCGCAGCCGTCAACCGCACGCCATTGGTGAGTGCTCCCGATAGCCGCACCTGCGCGTCCCTGGCAAAGACGATCTGGAGGCCGGCGACATTGATGTCGAGGTCCCCAGCCGGCTCATCGGTGTCCCGCTGTACGAGGATTTGGTCATTGATGCCGCTGGCCGCGATTGCATCCGTCAGCGTAGTGTAGGTTCCTGGACCTCTGCCGACCACCCGCGTCATGCCGCCCTGGTCGTATGGCACCGCCTGAAGCAGCGGACGGCCGCCGACGCAAATGCGATATGCTAGGGCATCACCCGAGCCCGCCTCGACGAATGGCACGCCCACCCAATCGAAATTGAAGTTGGTGTCGTCGAAGCTCTCGACGATCGCGCTGCGGTCGATGTTGCGAATGGCGCCCGTGACGAGGTTTTTCTCCTGCACCTCGTAGGAACGCACCAGCTCGTAGTCGGCAACCCCGTGAGCGACCGAAGCAGGGCCAGCAGCCGTGTACCAGCCGAATGGCCCGGTGTCTGTCGCGGGCGAGGCCACCGTCTTTAGATCCGGGTAGTAGTAGGCGACGACATACAGTGTGCGCCCACCGCCATATCCAGGTGAAGGCACGCTGTCAGGATTGATTTTGACCTGCGTCAAGCTTTTGGCGACGACGAAGTTGAGCCAGTCCTGTGGCTTGTTCTCCGTGCCGTCATACCAGTACGCTTCAAACCACTGCGGCTGCCCTGAGAGGTTGTGGCCAAGCGTCTGCTCGCCACCGGCTGCCGTGAAGCTGAACACCTTGCGCTCGACATAAGGGAAGAAGGACGCCACGGTGTCGTGAACGCGGCCAGGCTTTTGATAAACCTCGCTTCCAGTCCAGTCCACCCCGCCGACCGCCGTCTTGATCTGGTCAATATAGACGTAGCGGCGAGGATCAAGGTTTTCCGGGTCGTGCGTGGTGTGCGGGAAAAGGCGCAGGTTAGCCTCTCCCCACTGAAGGATTTTGCGCTTGGTGTCCGTCATGCGGACGGGATCGCTCAAGGTCGCGAGGTCGATCGCCAGCGTATAAAGCGTGTCAGCCGCAAAAACCAATCCGCTATTGGTAAGAATAGTCGCTGCGCTCACCGAGAGGTTGACGCCGGTTAGCGTCTTGGTGAGGCCCGCCGTGCCACTGGCAAGCACCCGGCTGTCGTCGAGCGGATAGAAGCCGCCTTTGATGGCCAGTGTGGTGCCGGCCGCGTTCGTCACCTTGTAGGTGCGGTCACTGCCGCCACCGCCGCCGCCGCCAGCGCCGAAGCGGTAGATGCGGATATCGCTTCCGACCTTGTTCTGGATCACCGACGAAGCCGAGCCCGCTGTCTTGAAGGCATTTGCAGCCGTCGCTTCAAGGTCGATCCATCCAAGCGGCAAGCCCTCCAACGCGCTGAAAAGGGCGCCTGGGTTTGCCGTCGTGTCAGCGTTGAGCGTGGTCATGTCGGCAAACGCCGAGCTAAATTTTGCAGCGAGGCTGCCGTCGCTCTGGAGCGCAAAGCAGCAGCGCCGCACCTGGCCGACGGTGGTCGTCGGCAAGGCAAAGGCTACGCCGTCCACCGTGACGACAACACCACCAGACACGACGCCGGTTTGAAAATTGATGGTGAAGCCGACCGGCGTGAATGGAACGATGTCGTCAACCGGAGGAACGGCCTTCCCGCTGCCGTCGCCAGCTTCGATGAGGGCCGAGGCGAAGTTGAGCAGGGCATCTGGAGTCGCACTCGCGAACATCCTGAGGGGTGACTCAAAATGTTTGTCAAGTCGCGGCAAAAACCCAGTTTCCAGGTTTTCGCCGGCTACAGCCCCTATCACCGACCTCGCCGCAAGCAGTTTAAGCTCGTCGGTGAAGCCTTTCTGAAGGTTGATTGTCATGAACTAACTCCTTGAGAAATCTTATGATACCTCAGACGTTCACCACGAGCACTTCGATACGAGAGGTGTTGTTCGGGACACTCGTAAAATCAACGCGAGCCGGTGACAAATTGCGGTTCCAAGCAACCGTTTCTGGTTGTTTGCGACCGTCCACCCACACCATCACCTTTGTGGTCGCGGTGATAGGCTGAGCCAGGGCAAACTGCGATGCAACGCCATCTGCGACAAAGGACTCCTCAGACAGCGGCACAAATCGGCGCCGATAAGCTGGCGCAAGGGCCAGGCTGTCCGTTGGGACGATTCGCCCGACAATAATCACCGGCTCATTGGTAAGGAAGCCCGCAAGGCTCTGAGTCACCCCACCAGGAGACGATCGGCTTAGGTAAGCATCTTCGCCGGTCGTGAGCGAAGAAAAACCAGGGACGATGGCACCGCGCCTGAACGTGACCCGCCCAGGATCGCCGTCGGCAATCGACTCCGCGGTTACTCCTAGTTCCTTCTTCTCGATGTCGGCTATTTGGGCGTGCGCCAGCTTGAAACTGCCATCGGTATGAATGTAGACAATCTTGCCGGCAGGCACCGTCTCACCTTCACTATTGATGAGCACAAGGTCGTCGTCACGTTGCACCTGGGTGCCGCCACCGCCCTTGATGCCACCGCCAGTGAGAAAAGTCGCCGTCGCGATCTTCTGCTCGGTAACGGCATTGTTTGCAAGCTTGCCGTTGTCAACGGCACCTGCTTGGATCGTCGCGGTGCCGCCAATAGCGATGAAAACGTCGCCGCTGATTGTGATTGCAACGGCATCGCCGCTACCGTTGCCCTGAATGAACTGACCAGCCGGAACGAAGGCGAGCGTAATATCGTTCAGAGTGCGTGTCAGAAAACCCGATGCGGTCACGTTCTCGAAGTTTTTCTTCGTCCATGTCGCGCCGCCGAAGAAATAAAATCCATCACTTTCGTCATCGGCGCTGACATACGTTCCGACGCGATTTGGCGTCCCAGGAAAGTCAGTGAATACCCACTGTGCGCCATCCCATTCGGCGATATCTCCGTCGTGACCGGCCCAATCGCCAACGGCGACAGCCGCGCCAGTGTCGAGGCCAATCAAGTAGCGGTCGCCGGTAGCTGGCGCGAGCGGTGATGGATCGGTCAGCCCCGTGTCGATCACGGAATCTTGCCACTCCGACGCATCGCCGGCCGCCGCCACGAGGTTGACGACAAAATCGCGCGTTGCGGCGTGATGCCCGAGAGTTGGTGCCCCGAGATTCGATATGACATAGCCGCCCATCGACAGGGCGCCTTCCATGGGCTCGGAGCCGTCCCTGGCAAGCCGCGTGTCGGCGTTCGCTTGCGCCGTGTTCGCTTGCGTCATGGCTTCGGCGAGCGCCGTCTCGACGTTCGCGCCGGCAAACAACGCGCCACTGTCGTCGATGAAAATTTGAACAGCGCGATGCTTTTCTAGGATATCGTTGGCAAGATGCAAGTCGAGGGAGTCGCCGTCGCCATCAGGATCACGACCATTGATGGTCGTGACGTTGACGAATGCTGACCCTAGAAAATCGAAGTCGCTTCCGGTTTCCTTGATGCGAAGACCGGTCCCGATGCCGATTTCAAGAAACCTTGGCTGAGTTTGGTCGGATCGCCTCTGGACGACTTGTACGCCTTCCAGGAGTGCTAAAATTACGTTTGCCGCTGCCATTAGTGCCTCCTTACGGCGCTGCCAAGATGATCTGATGCTTCATGATGAGGTCGGTCACTATCGTGCTCGCGATCCCCTCCGTGCAATCAGCCCAGCCAACGAAAACTATCTCGTCGTCGCCACCAGTAAATCCGGCAGAGTTGTTGACGTAGTTTCCGTTTTCGTCGATGTAAACCTTGTCTCCTGGAGCAAAACCGCTGCCAACAAGTACTCCTGGTATGTTCCGGCCGAACATCATGACTCGGCCACTTCCCGCTGATGCGATAGCTTCGAGCGCGATGCCAAACATGTTCTTGCCAGTCGAAGCGTCCGAATCGGCCGGGAAGATGCCGCCAGTGAGCTTGTCGATAGAAACGACCTTGCCAGCCGGAATCACGGCAACGTGGCCGTTAACCTTGATCTTGATATCGCTCAGGTTAGCCAGCGTTTCCCTGTAGACGAGTTTTCCAACCGTGAGCGTGTCGATGTGACCTTCGTTGAATCGATTCAGGGACGATCCGAGATTAAATCCAAGATCAGGTGGCAGGATGTTGCTGTCCACGGGATCGGACCACAAATTTCCAGCGCTCGGAGCAGCCGGTCCACCATAGGTGGTCCCTTCTTTGCGGATTTTTACAACGCTGCCAATACCTGGCGGACTAAAAAAATCGACCGTCGAAATGCTGATTTTTCGATAGTGCCGATCAGCAGCGAGCGCGCCTGTTTCTGATTGATTTTGACCACGCCCATCTACACTGACAATGTTGTCTTTCTTTGTGTTATCCGTGCTGAACGTGAAGCTGGACACCGTAAACTGCGTCGTCACGCCGTCGCCAGAAAAATATTCTTCTTTTGGCTCGTTGTTTTGTAGGGCGCCGACCTCGTTGTCGAGCTTGCTTATGGCTTCAGGGTACGTGTCCGCCGAGTCAATCACAGCGGTTGACGTGTATGCCTGATAGCTGTTTTCGCCGGTGATGCCGAGACGTGTCCGCAGAGCGCTTGGCAGGTCCTGGCCGATAACCGCTGTCTCACCGCTGTCCAGCTCGGGAATATCCATCGCACCGGCAATGCGGGTGCCCTTGCGGTAGAAGAGGACGACAATACGAGGCGAGTGGCCAACATCAGTTGGATTGACGGGAACGCTCGTCAACGGCGACACGACCGGCGCTAGCGGGCCAGGACCAGTCTCGGGGATATCGACGTAGACGCACTCGCCATCGAGCAGCGTCAGGCTGTCGGCCGGCACGAGGTAGTTCTGCGCTCGGCCTGCCATGGCGATTTCAATGTCAGAGGTCCACTCTAACGTGTCCGCTCCAGCCGTCCCTTCCCACTGCACAGGCGATCCTGGCAGGAACATCAGGTTTTGATATTCCCGAAGCAGCTTCAAGCTCGACCAGGGCATGCTTTCGATAGCCTGCCCCGTCCCCTTCACCTCGCCGACGATCGCGCCGAGAAAGTCGATAAAGAGCCGCAGGTCCTTTAGGTCGTCGAAAATATCGACCCGTGAGCTGGCGGCAGGCAGGGCGATTGCACGATTCTTCCACAGAAGGTCATCAGCAGGCGTGACGCTATCGATTGATCCGGCCGACGTGACGACAATAAACAGAGGGACAGCGCCTGGCGTAAACCCGGAGGTGTTCGATTGAACTGCGTCATCGAGACGACGACGAACATTGATGTCGTCGAAGTATTCTTCGCCGGTCAGTCCAATGTCAGTGTCCCAAAAAGCCCTTGTCTGTAAATCATCGGTAAATGAATCAACACGCACTTCGACGTAGTTGGTTGTGTTGTCGGCGAGCGTGGTGTCAAGCGTCGATCCCGGAGAATCGGGCGACTTGATGATCCACTCTTGGTTGCTGTCGTGGAATGCGCGATTTTCGTCCTTCTTTAGCTTGAAGACGAGGCCGGCATGTGTCCCCTGCTGGTAGCGTTTGACTACTCGGCGGGCGCCATTGTCGATGTATGTTTTGACAAGAAAACGAAAATCATCGAAAGCACGGTCGAGCATCGCCCGAAAATCAGGAATATCGACGCGAATATTGCCTTCAAAATTTCCCCGCTGCCGGTCAACAGTCATGTTCTACCTCTTGCCCTAAATGATGCTAAAGGTGATTCTTACGCCAGTGACCTTGACGCGCCGCAGCAGGTTGAAGAATTGATTTCTGAGCGAATCTGTATCGTTCAGAAAAAAGGCCCAATCCGTGCCATCAACATTTGGAGTTGTCTTGCGCGCCATAAGCTGAACTTTCTCGCCAACGGCGTGGTCTTCTTTGAAAACGTAATCAGGATCAATGACAATCTTAGTGTTGTCACCAAATTTACGCGAGCGAAACGGTATATCCTCGGCGTTGCCGAACGACACGTTGAGCTTAGCGGCGGCTTGATAGTCAAGCGGAAAATCAGCCGAGTTTGCCACAGTTAGCTCGGCAAACGAGCCGCCAGCGGCGATGTTCTGCCCGAGAGTAGTCATGGTCTTTCGAGTCATATTAGGAATCGACACCGACTCCCCTGACGAATGCGGATAGACGGTCACACCTTCCAGCGTGACGGTCGATCCAACGCGAGAAAACCCCTTCGTCTCGAAGGTCGCCCCTTCTGGATCGCCGATATACATGATTCCAATCTCTGGCACGTTCTCGTATGTCGAGCCCAAATCAAAAGACGACACCCCTGCCGCGTAGCTCCCCAGGATTTCCGATTTTTTCTGCGGGTAATACAAATATCCTGAAGGATAGTCGTCTGGATCTTGTGGACCCTCGACGGCCGCTCCAGCGGCATAGTCGTTTTTTGTTGGGCTAAAGAACGTGAGAATCGATCCGACCCTAGAAAACCCCTTAATCTCCGTCGGAGACAAAGTGATAAGCCCGCTTATTGGGACGTTCGTCGTGTCCGACAACGCGACCGACAGCGACCCCGCTAAAGCCGGTGCTGCCAGTGTGGTTGACCACGTTAGCGCGCCGAAGCCATCGAAGTGGCCAGTGTTCTCTTGGTGAAGGTAGGTTGTCCCGTAAAGCGAGCGGGACGAAGCGATAATCAATGCGTTCGATTTTATCTCAAGGACGATTTCATTTTTGCGGTACGAGTAAATATCGACCAGGCCAGAATCGAAAGCAGAGTCGCCAAAGAACAACTTGATGAGACGCTCGAAAATGTACTCGATGTTCTTTTGCGTGTTTGTGACGATTTTTATGAGTTCGCGATATTTCGCGTCACTCATGTTGTATCCACGCAGCCGGAATAAATCGACGTTTACTCCGTGGACCTGGAGGTATTTCCCGGCTGCCGTGGCGAGCAGGAACTGCTTCCGGTACTCCTTTACGTCGTCAGAGGCTTGATTCATTTCGTCGCCCGTTGTCTCCAACAGGATCGAAATGCCCTGGCCGCTTTTCAGTTGATAGAAAGGTCGCGGGAAATACCGCTCTAACGCTTTCTTCTTGTCGATAAAGTCAACCACGGATCACCTTCAGCTCAGGGTGATGTTAGCCAGCGAGGTCTTCGGAAGTATGCCGTCTGGAATAACAATGTCAGCCGCTGGCGTTGTCAATTGGAAGTCCTTGACGCCCCTTACGAACCCTAGAGCTACGATGCGGTTTTTGATGATAGAAACGCCAATGCCGAGGTTGTTAATGTAGTCGAGAATAGCCTGTTTGACTTCCGTCACAATTTCAGACAACGGCCTTGTGGTGTCGAGAATGAAGTTTCCAGCCACAGACACGTTCTGAATGGGCGGAACGCGAAGCTGCACCCAACTACCAAGCCCAACTACTCCACGGTATGTTTCGCGATCGAATCGGTCCCCGTAGAGATTATTGTTGGCTTCATGGATTAATCCAGTGTAGTAGGTCGCCTGCTCCAAAGTTATGGTGTCGCCTGCGGTCAGTGGCGAATTGAATTTTACAAGACCGTTGTCTGGCTGAACTCGGCATTGGGACAATCCGGTGCCTTGCGACATTACAACTGCGTTTTTCCGTATTTCGACGTTCGCATACACCATCGCGACATTTTCACCTGGCGACACAACGATTGGCAGGTATTGGAGAGGTATCCTCGCCTTTACTTCCCCGCCGTTGGCCGAAGCGATGAGCGTTACTGGTGCCGCCAGCGATTCTTGAGTCGGAGTGAAGCCCGATCCATCGTCAACGTAGAGGATTGACGGCAACGTAGGGTCATTGTCCTCGAAAAGCTGGACGAAGCGGATTCTTTGCCCTTCAAAACTTGTTCCGAGCAGTGACCGCACGATGGCGTCAATGTTTGCCGAGCTTAACGACTGGCGCTCGCGACGAATTCTTGCGCGATAGTCGGCGTCCGATTCCCTGTCGATGCCGTTGGAAATCTTGACGTTGTTGAGAACCTCGGCGTCGAGGAATGGCTTCGAGCCAATAAATTTGACGATCGATGCCGAGGCGGTGTTTCCGATCGACCCCAAGGCATCAGCCTTGATATCGACGATGCCGCTCTCTTCTCCGTCATAAATGACAATCGGCGACGTTGTTTGATATGTCTTAGCCGACTCAGTAGCGGTGGCCTGCGTGCTGACGGTGAATGGACCAGGAAACGATCGGTCGCCAACCGTCGAGAGAACGACATCCTCGCCAGCTCCGTGGTCGAACAAGATGTTGTCCGTCAGGCTTTGGAGCTGGTTTCCGACCTTGCTCGTGTAATCGAATGTCTCGAATACCGAACTGCCACGCAAGCCAACCAGGACCGATCCGGCGCTGGGAAAGCTGGTCGCATCGACCAAATTAAGAAAGTTGTCTCCGTTGTTAGATCCACCACCGGCAACGAAGTCCGCCACCTTAGTGATATTGGGATCGGTTACGGTGACGTTTCCAGTAGCTCGCTCAGCCGCGAAGCGTCCTTCTAGATCAGGAAATTCTGATCCCGCTTCGTCAAGGTCAGCTCCAATGGTCGTGTCAAGGCTCAACAGACCGAGAGCATTTTCCATCTCGACGTACAGCTCAAAAATTTGATCGGAAACCGCAAACAAGAAATTGTCTACGACTTCTCCGAGTGACGAGCTGGTCACAGGAGCCAATGCGAGGACATTCGCCGACATTTCGGCGTAAATTTGGCTTCTTTGCCTCGGATTGAAAACCATGGCGTTTAACCTACCTTTTGTGTCTGGATGATCGGATCTTGGAGATTTTTCACAAAAACAGCCATAGTCACAAGGAGTGCTCCCTCGGATTGTTGGGCCGAAATCACCTGGCTTGCAACAATGCGACCGTCTCCAATAAACAACCCGCGTCCTTCCGCTTTTATGACCGCCTCTGTCACACCATCAGAAAGACCAATGTAATTTGAAAACCCAATACGCCTTGACCTACGATAGGTCCCCTTCTTAGAAACCATCCGAAACCGAATGAACTGGCCGAGATTGAGTATCGAGTAGACGAGACGAATGTCGTCAGAAGTCCATTCGATATCGCCAGTTTGTTCGTTGATTAAGATGTCGTTGCCGAGCGAACGTTCAAATGGAGTCAGCGAAACAGACACGCCTGTCTCATTTCTGAAACGACGCTGCCCATCCTCGCCTGGAGGAGTGTCCTTCGGCACCGGATAGACAATCGGCTTGCCGTAAGCAATAACCGTGTCTTTTAACTCCGGGTGCGCGTCAATGTACGCCTGGTCAGCGACATACGGATATCGCAAGTTGTTAAGCAGCACCAGCTCGACCCAGCGACCAGGATCTCCGAGAAGCTTGGCTGCGATCGTTTGGATATCATCGTTCAAACCGACGACAGCCGTCCTGAAGTCGCTGTTAGCAGGATCGATATTTGCGAGCGTGATGCCTGCGCTGACCTCCCAATTGAACTGGCTAAGTGCCGTCGAAAACTCGGGCGCAATCAAGACAGCCGGATCAAAACTGCTCGACGGCGTAATGGCCACGGACGAGTTTGGATTTTCCTCGATGCTCGTTGCAGAGCCAACGCTGGTGTCAGACGTTTCCTGTGCTTTTGGCTTGTCGTCAGCAGCGGCGGCTTCCGAAGGCTTCGTGGTCGTGAGGCCGCCAGCGGCCTGTGCTTCGGTTGGATCGACCGGCCTGCCATCAGGCAAGCTCCACGCACTTTGTTGCCTTCGCCTTTTTTTGCGGATTTTCTTGGCGTAGTCGGAAGGCTGAATGTTGTAGAGCTTGTCCAGCTTCAGCGTAAAGACAACCGCCCGCTCAGCCTTTATGATTGCATTGACGAGGGCGCTTCCTGCTCCTGCTGCTTCCAGTGCAGCAGCAGTCGAACGCAGGTTGGCGATGATTGACTTAGTACTATCACGCTTGAAGTTGACAAGGTTCGGCAGGCGCCTGGCTTTAAGGTCAGCGTAGGATTGTGCCAACGAGTTAAGAGGTGCCAGTGTGTTATTGGCAAATCCATCGATAACGGCACTAATTTGACCAGCGACAAGGTTGACCCTATCCACTGTTTCCGAAAGTCGTTGAGTCACCGTGTCGAAAAGTTCAAATCCAGGAATTGACCCCATGATTTGTTCAACAAGGCTCTTTGAATCACTTCCATCGTATGGGTAGAGCGTTTCAAGAACAATTGTGTAAGAAAAACTGTTGTTGTGCTCGATAGCGTCTTCTCGCACAAACTGCTTGGGCTCGACCACCCAAGCATCCTCGGTGCGACGATTGACATACACAAGAGAAAGACCCTTCGACAAATTTCCGAATCGCTTCAGAAATTTGTATCGACGGAACAGCGTTTCGAGAAACTTGATGCTTTCTAATCCAGATCCGATGCCGCTGTCCGGCAGCCTTTCGCGCTTATTGTTTGGATAAAGCCCGCACTGTCCTTGAATCACGATGTCGTTCATGACACCGCCTTCCGAGTTAACGAGCTTGCCGCCACCCTGCGTCACATTAGTTGTGCTCGCATGAGGCTCCGTCACCGTCTCCCTCTGCGGGTTTATGTTGAACGGTATTTGCACAACGGTGTCGTTGTATTTCAGAAGGAAGAAGTAGTCGCGAGTGGACTTGTCGCGAGTGCCTTTCCACAAGCGCCGATCGGTCGGCGTCTCGCCATACTGCTTAAAGGTACTTTCCGTCTGCTTAAAGAGCTGGCTGAAGCGGTCCTGACCGAAAAGGCCGAGCACAGCGTCGGCCGTCTCGGGACTAAGGATGGCGCCGGCAGCTCCAACCGCCGTAGCGACGCCAGCCAATGCTTGAGTCGGTGTTCCTACTCCAATTGCCATTTCGCCATCTCCTCACACTGATTCTATATCAAGCTGTCACATTAACGAGCATCATTCGATGCTTGTTTCGATCACAATTTCTGGAAGCGGTAATCCTGGTATTTCCGGCAGCGTTGGCAGCGCGACTGAAGGCAAAGACGGGAGACTTGGAATCTCGATGCCGAGTGGAGGAGGAAAACCAATCGACGGCAACGCCAGGGTCGGAAGCGTCACGCCAGGTATGCTTGGAAGTGACGGCAGTGATGGCAGTTGAATGCCAATCGGAGGAGGAAATCCTATGCTCGGAAGCGCCAAGGTCGGCAACGTCACTCCGGGAATACTCGGCAAGCTTGGAAGAGATGGCAATTCGATGCCGAGCGGTGGCGGAAATGCGATGCCAGGAAGCGTCGGAATAGGTATGCGCTGCTCTAGCGAAAAGACAACGCGAGTAGCGTATTTGCCGGTAACTTTTGTGACGAGAACGCTCATTGAACGTCCGTTGTAAACATGAGCGGCGCTGGTGTTGGCGCAGAAGAATCGACGCCATCCAAATCAAACTTTAGCGCCAGGAATGCCTCGTACAGAAGGATTGGCATTTGCGGTGGGACGCGCACAATCGGTGGAACTGCTGTCGCGAATGGATCAGGCACTGGAGGCGTCAAAATATCGCCGTATGAGCTATTGGCAAGCGGAGCACTAAGCAATCCACTGAGAAGGTCCGCGTAAGCCGAATCAAGAGCGGCAGGATTGACGACCACTGCCGGCGGCGCCGAATAAAGGCTCGTCGGTGGGCTCGGCGGCGTCGTGATTGACGTGCCGGCAGGAATAACGAGGGTCCCGGCAAGGATGCCGGCCTTCCAGGCATCGGCCAGCTTAGTCCGGCCAGGCACTGGATCGCTCGATGCAGGAAAACCCGAGGATAGCACTGCTAGAGCTGCGGCCGTGCCAAACGTGAATATGGCCGTCCCTGGACCCGGCAAAAGGATTGGTGGCTGCTTGGGCTCAAGCTTGCCGGTCGAGTGGTCGCCCATGAAGTTGGCAATCGCCGCGCCGGCCGCCGTGCCGGTCGGATCAAGCGGCAGGTCGTCCCAATCAAGCTGGAAGGTGTCTTGAGGATCTAAGCTCATACGTTAGCCCTTAACAGCACGTACTCGGCCTTGACGGACGTTGCCGGCGATGCCTCGGCAAGCGCCAGCGTGCTAGGCGGCAGCGGCGGTCCGCTCGGTCCAACACCCGTAGCATGCGTGTGGCCGTCGAATACCGTCTTCAGATTCTCGTAAACTGTCGCATGAAAAACTGCTGCCGTGCCGAGGTTGACGGTGCCGCATTCGAGCGTGCAGCTCGGTGCTGAGACGATCACATTTTTACCGGCTGTGAGCTGAAGCGTGTCGTCCTTCAGGTTGATGATGTTGGCGCCAGTCTTATCGACCAGAACGATGTCGTCTTTGAGCGTGATGAGCGATCCCTGGCTTGACGCCACCGAAGCGGTTTTGTTGGCCGCGTCGAGGTAAACCGTGTCGCCTTCGCTGTCGGCAATCAGCACGTTGCCGTCCTTGTCCATCTTGACAAGCGACCCTTTAAGGTGAGTTATCGTCACTTCCTCGGCGCCATCGGTCATGTCAAAGACGAACAGGTGCCCGGCTTCGTCCTTATTGGTGAAGTTGAGCGCAAATTTCTTCGACCGCTTGACCTCGGATTTGTCCTGGCCGATCACGTCGGTCGTGTCAAAGATGACATTGCCGTCTTTGTCGATTGTGAGGTTGGTGCCGTTAATTCTGAGCTTGAATTGTTTTTTATCGTCCTTCTTAGGACGCGGTGATGGACACACCCCGGCGACACCGGCCTGAAAATGAGGATAAATCGCCGTGATGATGGGACGCGCAACGTCGCCCATAAGAAACTGCACCACTGCCGTGTCGCCGTTTGTGAGCTTCCGATCCTGAATCAACTCATCGAACTCTGAATCATCGACGTTTTTAGTGCCGTCGTGTATGGGGAAATGGATGTAGTTGTCGGCGCCGCCACACGCGACCATTACCGGCACGCGCTGAAGCGTGATTCCCATTTCCTCGACAAGTAGGTCACATAAAACACGCGACCCTTCGCGATTCTCCTCATCGTCGGTGTCGTAGACTTTTACTACTTGCGCCAGTACCGGATAATGAATGCGATAGGCGCCTTCACCAGAAGTGTCACGCGGCCTGAAAACCAGCCCATCTTGTCGGATTGTTCCATCGTTAAGAATATCATTCATGCGATTGTTCCAAATTGAGCGGAAATATCAGCAGCCGATTGCGCACTCGTGATTTCTTCCTCGTTAGACACCCCGGTGAGTTTGTACCTAATGCCGCGTACTACAGTCAGAGTAGTTCTGATCGGTTGTCCAATCGACCAATCATCGGCAACACCCTGCACGTAAAACAGCTCCAATTTTGGGTAAGGATTTTCTGGAGTGATGCGGGTTTCAAGGTACTTGCAGACTATTCCGAGCCGCGCCTCTTTCAAAAAGCGACAAACCAAGCGTCCGTTTAGAAACGCCGGATTCATGAAATACCAGTTGGCCAATGTCTTCCCGAACTCAACCGCGAAACGATCGGCACTTTCCGGTTGTTCTTTGTTAGGTGAAGGCTCGACGTAATTTGTAGACAGCTCGACCATGCGGAAACCGTAGGTTTTGGCGCTATCAACGTCGATATGGAAACCACCGAGAGAGGTTACAAGTAGTCGCCTGTCGTCGTTGGCGTCGTACTTTCCAATGACCATCCAGCCGTTCTGACGGTCAGCATTAGAAAGACCGACCTCATAATCAAGCAGCATCGGAGTGGCTTCGGTTTCGATGTACTTGTCGATATCAGATCCCGTGTCTGACTCAAACGTAGGAAAGGCCATGGGGCCGTACACCATAATGTCGTTGCCATCATCCATCAGCTCGAAATAGTCGGCGCCGAATTCTTCCTGCATTTCAGCCGATCCAGAAAAATCCGACAGTTTCGCGGCGTATGGCTTCACGTAGTCAGCGACGTTGAACATCATCTCTGAGGTGATGTCGAGTGGACGCTGGCGCATACAGAAACTCGGCGCTGGCAATCCGTCTCTTCCGTTTCTTCCGCCTTCAACATCGCCATTAGGGCAAAGGTCGAAGAAGAACTCGTTAAAGCCTGGATTTTGCAAGTTTCGGATCATATCGAACAGGCCGGATGTGGAGCTGTTCAGGAAATTTTTGAAAAAGTTTCCGCCGTATGTTTGGTAGAGGCTTCTTAAGGAAATGACTGACAACGGCGATTGATCGCTAATGCTGCCTGACTCCGCAGCCAATGCTTGAAGTTTTGAAAACGCACTGCCAGAAGGTGGCGTTTTGTTTCCGCGAGAACTGGCGATTTTCTTGTTAAACTCATCAAGCCTCTCTTGAGCCAGCTCAGTATTTTCTTGAAGCACTCCATCAAGGTCGAGGTCGTCGATGAGTTTTTGCGGCAGCTTCCATTGCGGGAATGGCACCGAGGTCAAGCAAATTACCAAAATTTGCTTCACGAGGTCGGTGGCTGATCCGATGAGTTTAAGGTCCGTGCCGGCGAAGATGCTGATTGCGTTCATGCCGTCAATGTATGGGTTATAGTAAAGCGAAATGTCTTGAATGATGGCTCCGAGGGAACGCCCGCTAACCTGGAAGCTGGCTGTATAGCCCTGGTCCTTGTTGCCGGGGGACTTCGTTCGAGAAATGCGATCGACCTTGCCGATGAAACGCTCCTGCATGACAAGGACGTTCATCTTGCGCCCCTGTCCAGGAATGGTGACGTTCCCACTCACTAACGGACCAAGGTTTGGCAACGGCACGAAGACTTTCCCGACATCGCCAGCGGGCTCTGTTGCGGCGATATCGCCACTTTCATTGGCCGATTGTTTCAGCGAACTGGTGGCGAAGTTGTATGCAAGCTCGCCGTCAGCGGACAACGTGGCGATTTGATCTCCCATGAATATCCGAACGAAGTCGTCCGGCTGTATTAGCTCGTCCCACGGCTCGCTGGCATTGAGGGTGAAGTTGAAGCTGCCGCCGACCTCGGTGATAGTGCGATCAGTCGTGCATGCGGTGACTTCCCAAAAGAGGTCGCGCACCTCGCGGCCGTCATTGCCGTTTGGGTAAAGGCGAATACCAACGCCAGCCTGCTGCTGGTAAACGTGTTTTGCGTGCGTGTTAGTTGGTTTTCCTGAAACACTAAACAGGCTACTGATGCCAGCCATTATCGAAGACTCCCTCCAGCATTCCCGCCGCGAGCAACCCTATTGCCGAGTGCTCCAGTGTTCCGATCGGTCGCCTCAGTGTTCACACGGATCGCTTCTGCCAAAGCCTTTAGAGCTTCTTCCGACATAAACGGACTTTCGCTAGCCTTCTTGTCCGCAGCGTCACCTTTTGACGCTGATTCTAGCGGTGCAATGCCGAGTTTTTTCATCGACGGAATTTGACCCGTCTCCTGGTATGCCTTTAGATATTTCTCGGCATCACTTCCGCGTCCTGATTCGTACAATTTGTCGGCAACATCACTAACGCGGGATTGTTCCATCGCTTTAGTCTTGCGAGCCCGTTTTTCTTCCTCGCTCCCGCCAACATCGAACGCTTGACCGACCATGGAGCCTAGTCCACCGCCCATCGCTTCGATCGCTTCTCCTGGGTGGGCCGCCCACTCTGCCCAACCCCTGTCGCCTGTCTTCTCAGACAAGCGCTCGAAGAACGCGGTCGGGTCCTTCTGCATCTCGGCCATATCCATGCCGGCGCCGGCTACAGCGCTTGCCAGGTAAGCGGCCGGTATGCGCCCGGCCATGCCGCCGCCAGCAGCCGCCGCGCCACCGCCAGCGCCAGCGGCACCAGCGGCGCCTGCCGCGCCGCGACCAAGCACCATCTTGAGAACGCCGGCTGCTCCGAGGCCAGCAGCGCCGATGCCGGCAGCGCCTGCCGCGATACCGCCCCAATCAGCATCGGTTTCCTTTGCGACACTCCCCTTGCCGAGGCCGAAAGTTTCAAGAGCCTTGGAAAGGGCAATAGCGGCACCTTTGGTGGCTTCTAGCATGGCGTTGTCGATGCCGGTGATAGCCTTGATGCCGTCTTTTGCTAGGCCAGCTAAAATCGCATTCGTTTGCCCCTGGATTTCGACAAGCTGCATCAAGGGATCTTTGTTTTCCTTGAGGATGTCTTTGATTTCCTTTTGGGCTCGCGTCTGGTCAACATCGCCTGATTGCATGCGGCGCATGATTTCAATCAGGTCCTTTGATTGCCCAGGACCAATGCCGGCCTCCTGGTAAAGGCGCATTTGCACTTCTTGCTTCGAGCGATCGAACTGCGCCTGCTCCTCTTCGGTTAGCTTGCCTTTCTTCTCAAACAGCCCTCGCGTGCCACCCGACTCCTGGAAAAGCTGACCGAGAATTTTTTGAATGTTCTCGACGCCGCCTTCTTTGCCGCCAAAGATGCCGCCTTCAGTTTTCTCCAGAAACTTGAGGTATCCGCCGATTCCTTCCTGCTCACCTTCGTTGCCGCCAAAAGCTCGGAACATGGTGCCGAGCATCGGACCTTGCAGCTTGCCGGCGCCTTTCATCATGCGGTCGAGCCCGCCGACGGCCTGCATCGCTGGCCCTCGGAAAAACTCCTCGCCGCGTCCGCTGGCACGCATGAGCTGGGAGAGGGCCTTGCTGATCGCTTGCGCGTTGTTCTCGCCGGTGGCCTGAAGAAGTTGACCCTGAATGTCAACCACGCGCGAAGTAAACTCAGTGATGCGGGCGCGGTCCATACCGCCCTTGACGCCTTCCATCATGATTTCTTCGAGCTTCTTACCGGCCTGCTCGGGCGCGGCTCCTCCAGCATGCTTCAGTGCGCCGGCCTGTGCTGCCACCTCTTCGCGGCCGAGCCCGAAGCGGAAGCTCGTGCGCGTCACGTCACGTAGGTTGTCGATGCCTGCCTTGCCGCCCACCTGCCGATTGAGCTGGCTAAGGAACTCCAGGTTTTCAGCGCCGCCGTAGCCGTACATATTGGCGGTCGCTGATCCGGCACGACCGACCGCGCCGCCCATCTGGCCAGAGAGCGTACGCGCCGTGGGAGCCATCCTGTGGGCCGTGTCGTAGGCGTCCTTTCCGACGCTGGCAGTGTAGCCGAGCCCGAGTGCTCCGACCCCGAGGGCTGCGCCGCCAAGCAATCCAGCGCCCCGTAAGAGTCCGCCACCGAGCCCGCCGAGTACGCCACCCGCTGCACCACCGCCACCGCCACCGCCCGACGGCATTAGGTCGCTCGTCATGCTGGCGTACTGCGCGACTCGCGACATTTGCGAGACGCCTGGAATATTCATGTCCGACAGCATCATGAGGCCGAGGTTGCCGCGACCCCCAAATCGACGGCCGCCGCGCTCGCCATCGGCAGCATCTTCTTCTGGAAACGCCCCTTTAACGCCCTTGCGTGACTGTTGCAGCGTCTTGAGGTTGGCTTGCGCCTCTTCCCGCTGTTTCCGAGTCGTTTTAAGGATTTCCTGACGAAGCCTTAGCTCCTTCTCAAGCTCGGGCAACGCGGCCTTGCCTAGCTGACGCAGCTCCTTGGCTGTCTTGAGCGGCTGATCCTTGAAACCAAGGGCCGATTGCATTTGTTCGCGAGCGCCGCGTTTTCTGAGCCCTGGTCCTTGTGGATCAAGGGCTTGCTCGATGGCCGACTTCTTCTTCGTCATCTCGCGAACTTCGCCGCGCTGCTGCTCCTCACGCGCCATCAATTCACCGGCGACATTCTCGCTGGCTTTTTCAAGACGGCTCGGCACCGACATGCCGCGCATGCTGTCCTTCACGTCAGCGGTGCGCTCAAAGGCACGAGCTGCCTGCTCGGCTTCAATACGCATCTGCTGAATAGCCAGCTTCTCGTCCTGGGTGAGGTCGCGCCCCTTTTGCAGAAGCTCATTGATGCTGCCAACGGCGTCCTTGGCGCGACTAAGCTCGCCCACAACGCGGGCGATTTCGTTGGCATCCATCACCGACAGCTTCTGAGCTAGGTCTTCTTCTTTAGCCATCTTGAGTCAGCCCCTGCTTGGTCGCAAACTTCTTCAGAAACTCGTCTTCCTCGAAGTTCTTGAGCCAGTCGTCGGAAGTAAAATCGGTGCCGTGGATTTTGCCGCCAGTCACCGGATTTATTTTCTCGCCTTTCTCATTCTCTTTCACCCCCTGAAAACCAACAACCGGCGCGACAGTGCTTCCCTCAGGCGCTGCAATGTTTTTCTTGTCATGCACAAAGACAGGGCGGCGCCAAATATCCGCTCCGTCCGGGCAAGCAAGAACGTCCATGTCTGGAAACTCACCTCTGCCAAAGGCTTCTTCGAGCTGGTCAAGCTCGGGATCGCCGGTGCGGTAGTATGTGAGGCCAGTTTTAGGATTTTTGCGCTTGAAAATGCCCGCAAGCTCGACGCTTTTGGGGTTTTCAAAATAGAACTGCTCCCAAAGTTCAAGAGCGGCCTCTTCTGGCGTGTAGTCGTCAAAACGATCGTAGCGTGGCTTCTTCCACCTGTGTTGCCACGCTACGCGAACGCTCGAATAGCCCCCTTGGACGTTTTCTCGCGCCTGTCTTTTGATTGACTCAAGCCATGCCGCTCCATCTTCTTCGCTGGTATCTGGCTTCGAGAATGGAAGCCGAGCACACTCAGGCGGAAGCGGCACCCTGGGCTTGAGGCTGAGCATCGGGGTTTAGCGTCCTCTTGAAGCTGTTTTGGTATGCAATCCAGCGGTTGTAGACGGCAAAGACCGCCTCCCGGCACTGGAGCACGTTTTCGATCCAGTTAGGATCGGTCAGCCCGACCGGCTCAACGGCGTTAGCCAGTGTGGCGACAGCTTCAAACCAAAGGTCGTCTTTGTCGCTGGCTGCTTTGAAGCCGGCAAGTAGCTGCGCCTTTGATTGCGCGATCATTGTCTCGATGTTGGGTGTTCTTCGTTTCACGGTGAGGCTCAATCGGATGGTCCCGATGTCCTCTGTGCCGGTATCAAACTCGAAGGGAATGACTTTCTCACGTTCCATTTTCATTCTCTCTAACTCCCTTACAAAACAGCCGGGAAAATTCCCGGCTTTTGAGTGGTCCAGGCCGGGCGCAAACCGGCATACTATCGCTTAGTAGGCGACTGCTCTATGCAATTGAGCTACTAGACCGTGGAAAATCATGCAGCATCTGCGATGACGCCGGTATTCTCACCTTCCTCGGCCATAATACGAGCGACGAAGTTGCAGTTTTCCGACACCATTGCTCCAGCGGCGATTTCCCACGCCTTCTGAGCGCACTTGACGCCAGAAATCGTGTAAAGGCTGCCTTTGGTGATTCGATCCTGAATCACCGCTGTTAATTCGCCAGACTGAAGGATTGGCGAACCGTCGTCAGCGAATGCCGGCATGATTTGCGCGCTCTCCGTGCCGCCTTCGATGTTCGCCGAAAGTGACGGGAAGGTGGCGGCCGTGTTGAGACGGGAAGCCGTCGCGACACGAGCCAACGATGCCGTAAACTCGACCGTGTAAGCCACCGGGACGTGCTCGACCACTTCCAGATGACCCAGCACGTTCAACGGCTGGTAGTTAATTCCGGTCGTGCCGGAACAGTTGATTGCGTAGCCGACTGGCTTGTTGCCGACCTTGAGGACGGCACGCGCACCAGTGAACACCGAAGAAGCTGACATGATCTACCCCCTTTATATCGTCAATGGTGCGTTAATTACGCTGCCTGACCTTCGCGAATGCCTACGACGATCGGCAGAATGAAACGAATACCTTCCCAGCCGATCACGGCGACCTCGTAGCGCAGCTCGCCGGCAGAGGTCTGGATCAGCTTAGTGAGCTTCTTGTCGAAGCCCTTGATCGACTTGATGGTGTCCTTCTCGGCTTGGACCGACTCGTCGATGGCGTCGAGAACGTCCTGTGGCGTAAAGACGCTGCGTCCCTGGAAGCGCGACTTCATGAAGGCGCGGTGGTTGAAGGCAAAGACGGCGAACGACTCCACCATCTCAATGTAAATGTTGGCATTGTTGGTGTCTGCCAACCAGCAGGTGTAGCCGCCTTTGATGCGGATCACGTTGTTCTCATCGGGTTGCGAGAACAAGGCACCGCCTTTGAGCATTTCTGCGGCGTCGGCCACGCTGTCCCAGCTCACGTCGGTTTCCGAGCCGCTCGACTGGATCTGGCGGTACTCAAGCGGCGTGCCGATCGGCGAGCCGGCCTGTGTCTGCGCGCAAACGACCGCAAAACCCCACTCGTCGTAAGTGATGTTTTCGCCGGCAATGTCCAGGTCGGTGATGCGCTCGCTCGTCACTGACAGCCAGCGCGACGAAAGGCGCGAGCACTCGTCGAGAAAAGCCTGCTTGTTGCCCTTGATCGAAACGAAGCCCTGACACTCACTTCGTCCGAGCAGAGAGCTGCGGTTTTCCAGGTGGTCTTTCACCTGGCTGTTGATCGAAGCGATCGAGACGGTCGAGCCATCCTGGTTGTCGGAGCTGAACAGCGGCACGAGGATGTTTGCACGCACCTTGAGCAGCGCATTGAGCGCCGCCTGGTGGTCCGAGTTAGAAGTGGTCCCGCGAGTGCCGCCCGTAAAGAGTGCGGTCGCGACAGAAGCCGGCAGCGCATCGCCAGCATTACCAGCGGCACGGGCGAAGGTGACGAGCCGGCTGGTCGATTCAGCCCACGAGGTAAGCTCATAAAGGCCGGCTCTGAAAGCCTTCGGACCGGCCGCCACAAGCTCAACCGAGCCGGCAGTCAAAATCAGGTCGAGATCCTTGGCCTTGACGCCGCCCTTGTTGTTTTTGATGGAAGCAGTGTAGCCGGTGCTTGCTGCGACGAGCTGCACGAGCTGGGCGATCGTCAACTCGCCAACGGTGATGTCGAGGCTTGCCGATCCGTCGGTCTGACCGACAAGGGCAACCTTCAGCTTGAGCACGCCAGTGTCGTACTCAAACGTCAAGGTCGCTGTCGCCGCGTCTCCCGTGTAGTCCATCTCGAAATAATCCGTCGATCCGAGGTTGGGGGACTTCTCGGCGATTCCAAGCTCGTCAGTGACGGTGACGACTTGCGAGCCAAGCACAGTGGCCAAGGCGCCGGTGTACTGCGCCGTGAATGCGCCGTATTGCTTGGTGGTCAGCGTGCCCTTGGTGGACAGCGGCAACGTCGATTGGGTGCTGTTGTTGGTCTTGTAGAAGAGGACGGTGCTAGCGCCGGCCTGCACGAGGTTGTCGCTGCCCGAGCGCAAGGCTAGGCGGCAAGCGTTTGCTCCGGGACCTGCCTTCAAGGATTGCTTGACGACTTCCGGCGACGTGCCGCCAGCAAAGAGGTGCAAGCCAGGCTTCCCGCCGTCCGCTTCGCCGGTCAAGGCGACAATGCCGATGCCTTGCGACGTTGGGGTGAGGAGACGATAAAGGTCGAGGTAGCTGTACGCATCGGGCGTAATGATTTCGACGCCCGCAAAGATGGTGCTACGTCCCATGGTTCAAAACTCCTTCTTTGGGGCCTCGTTTCCAAGACCTTAGTGTTTGAATATCAATAGCTTTTGAAAAGCTCTTGAAACTGTTTGTCGGTTGCAAACTCAAGCCCCTTCGCTTTTGCGAAGGCGCGCTTGCCGCCGCGTTCCCACAAAGGACACCCTGTCGAGTGCAGAAACAGCTCGACATGGATTTTCGACGGATCAGGAGAAACGGGAATCTGTTTCGGCGCTTCCAGTTTGGTTTCTGGAATTTTGACAACCTTGATTTCTTCTTTTTTCGGATCAACCATTTGCGTGCTCCCTTGCAAGCGTGTCTGTGGCGAGATACATTCCAATCAACTCTTTAGCACCAGTCTGAACAAGCCCCGCCGCAAACTTCTTCATGTCGTCATTCCCAAACCTTTGAACAAATGTTCGCATGTGTGGGTTGTCGGCCGACACAAAGCGCTTGGTCACTCGGTCGAATGTGATTTTACCGCGATCTTGCGCCGAGACGCCATATTTGCGACACAGCTCATCAACAAATGTGTTCCGATATTCTATGAACTGCTCCTGAAGCAGGGTTAGCTGCTCAGCCAAAGCATTGTGGGCCGTTTCTATGGCATAAAGTTTATCCCAAGCTCTGACCTCACCAGGAGTCAGCTCGAAATCATAAATTTTCTCGCTCCACTTCTCGTCAGACTGAGAATCGAGCTTCATCACAGCACCTCGTCGGGATCGACGACAGCCGCACCGTCCGCGACCGATCCGGGCAGCCCAACGATGCCGCCCATGACGAGGGTATCGAATCCACTTTCCTCAATCGGTACAGATTCCTGCTTGGTGCAGTCGATAATGCACACGCGGGTGTACGCAAAAATGCCTGCCTGAATCAAGGCTTCGTCCGGCTCAACGTCCATCCACGACACCTTTTGCTCAGCTATTCCGTAGCCCTCAAGATGAGGTCGATAGCGCAGCATGGCGTACTTGACTATGTAGTGCCAAAGGACCGTTTCGTCGAGGTTAGTGGTCACTATTGCGATGCGATATTGTGCTTGATTTTCAGTCCCAAGGTGAATGTACGACTTGCCTGTTTCTGTGTTTATAGTGCGATCTTTTATGTCGCCGAGGTATTGCCGCTCCGATTCACCGCCAAGCGTGATCGAAATGCAGGGCAAGTCCTGAGAGCTGCGCGGAAATCCATGCACAATGTGCATGTTGGCCGACTCCATTAGGCGCTGAATGTCCTCAATGGTTGGCACGGTGAGGCGAAAAATGCTGGTGTTTCCGGCCTCAGATTCTCGCCTTGGAATAGCATTCAGCCTGTCTTGAAACTCCTCAAAAACAAGCCGTTCGGTTGGTCCGCCGAGGTCACGACCGAGCCCGAGTCCTGGGTCGATGTTAAAAACCCTCGACAGAAGCTCGGGGTCCTTCTGGAGGTCGTCAAATCCTATGCGAATCGCAAACTCTAGCAATCTTTCCGCGTAGATGAAGCTCATTGCGTTCTACCTTGATAACGTGGTGCGTTTTTTTACCCCGACCGAGGACTTGCGCTGGTTCTCGGCCTTTGTCGCCTCGGCAATCGCCGCCTTGATGATGGGACCGGCCTCTTTCTGGATGCGCTTGGCCAAATACCGGCCAGGCACGGAAGGCGACATCCAGCGGCTCGGGTCCTCTCGGATGGACTTCTCGGAAATGACGAAAAACCCGCGCATAGCCTGGGCGCTGATGCGCCCCGGTCGAGCTGGGCGACTGAGGCGTCGATGGGCCTCATACTTCTTCATGCCGCCGTAGCGGGCGAGCGCCGACTTCACCATGCGCGGAACGCCCTTCTCGAAGGCTCTGGTGACGCTGGCGCCGACGCTCGGAGGTCGGAAGGTCGCCTTGGCCTTGGGCTCGACGTGGATCACCTTGTACTTGAAGCCGGCCTTGGAGCGCTTCACCTTGGCGCCCGACAGGATGGCCAGCCCGAGGTTGAAGGCGCGGTGGCCGTTTTCGACGTACTCGGCGTGCTTGGCGTAGTTGACGATCTTGATCTTGCCGCCCTGTACGCGCACGCTGCCGGCGGCGTAAAGCCCCCGCACGTAGGCGCCGCTGCCGGTTGGTGCGCGAGCTACCCACAGGTCACGGACGAAGAGGGCCAGATTCCACAGCATGCGTCGCGTGTTGTGGTTTCTGGCCAGCTCGGGGGCAAAATCAAACTCGACCGAAACCGGCATCACGCCGCTCCTGGAATGCCGCCTCGGCCAGGGCGACAGCCTTTTGCAGCGTGGTGCCCTTCTGGTTGGTCGGCTCCAGGCCGAACTTCATCTTGGGGTAGGTCTTCTTGAGCGCGACAAGGTGCTCCCTGGCGTCCGACGGATCGTCGTACACCTGATAGCGGATTTTCTTGCCGTGCGCGTCGATGCCGACGACCGTTACCGCCATGGATCACCTCTTGTTCTTCGCGAGCCACGCCTGCGTCTTCTTGAGCGCAGAAGAAGTGTCGGCTCGGCCGTCGTCGAGCGACTTCTTCATGTCCGGCCCGTCGTCGTCGGCGTAGCCCTCTTTGAAGGACTTGTCAGCCTTGTGGCCGGCAAAACCCTTCTTCTCCTTGTGGTGCTTCACCTTCGGATTGCCGTCGGTCGCCGCATCGCCAGCGTAGCTGATTTCGTCGTCGGCCTCGGAGCGGTAGTGGTCGATGTTGCGGCGCATCTTGTCGGCCATCGAGCCGTAGCGGCTTTTGTTCTTGCGGGCATGCTCCAAGGCATGGCGCAAAAACATAAACTCGTGCTGGCGCTCGGCCTTCTGATCGCCGGCCACCCGCGCCGCCTTAGCATGACATGCGTGGTGGTACATAGCATCTTGACACGACTTGATGAGCGGATCGGCATCGCCGAGCAGGTCGCCCACCCGTCCCATTGCTTTTGCAAGCCTGCTCATAGCATTCCTTTCAGGTAAAACGATTGCGGACGGTTTCGACGCGCTGGATGCGGACTAGGGTATTTCCGCCTCCGGTCGTTTCCTCAATGCCAGTTGTCTGATAGACGCCTGGCTCAAACTCCGCTGCCTCATCGAACACCTGAACGAAGCCGGCATCGACGCCTTGCTTGTGGTAGTCCTGGTAAGGCATCTTCATGAACTTCTCGGTGTTGACGACGGTGTGATTCACGCCGCGTCCTTCAAGAATGATGTTCTTCTCGCTGGGAAACGGCGACAGAATACGAATAAATGGCGTAGACATAGTAAACCTCCTTACGGGTTTGTCTCATTTTGACGAATATTCGAGAGAAGCTCGACGATGAGGAGTAGAAGCGCAATCACCGTTCGCTGTGGCGTGGTGGTCGATCCGTCAGCTTCGATGTCAGTAGCGCCGGAATGCTCGCCGGACTTCAATTGCACATACGGCCGCGCAATCCGCCTGGCTTCAGCAACGATCTCTGTCTTGGTCCTGGCTGCCATGGATAGCTCCTATCAGTCGCCCACAACAACAATCTTGCCCTTGGCGACCGTCGAAACGCTAGGGTTAGTGACTAACAGACCCGTAAATTCCATGTGCATGATCGACGGACGACCGCCGAGAAACTTCAGGGCCTGAGACGTGCCAGCATCATTGACTACTTTTAGCTCGATGTCTTGGTCCATATCGACGACAAGCATCTTGCCAAGAGCGACGGTCCCCATGGAGACGGCTACGTCAGCCGCTGCGGCTGCCAAGTTGATTCGGCCAGCCTCGTTCTCATTCATGGCGGTGTTTTCGTACTGGACGTTGAGCTTCTCGTAGTCCTTCTCGACGATCGCAGCGCCGGTGACGGTCGGGTTTTTTGCGACCGTGACGGAAGTGATTTGCTTGATAATCACGTCACCCATATCTCACCTCTTGGCATGATGTTTTGTGTGGTGGAAGTGAGCAGCATCGGCATGATCGGCCGCCAGCTTGGCGAACGCCCCAACGTGCTTACCCTTGCGCGACAAATGCTCCATCAAACTCAACACAGCACTTGCCCGTTTGTGGTGAGCGTGCATGGCGTCAGCATGATCCTCGCGGCTAAAGCCCTTGTGGTGCTCGGCGTGCTTGTGGCTGTGGCGGTGGATTTTCTTGCCGCTCTTTGTCTTGCCGACGTGTTCACGCGCCTTCTTCAGCTTAGCGCCAACGGCCAGGCCGAAGTGGTGATTCATTGCCTCGCGATGATGCGCGATGACATTTGGGTGCGTCTCGGAGCCAAGCTTGGAGATATGAGCAGCATGGGCGCGGTATGCGTCCATGTGGTCGTGGGTTGAAAAACCCACGTGAGCCGAGCTGGATGGGTGCGACATGATTCGCTTGCCCGAGCGTGTCTGCCCGAGCGCGTGCTCGCCCTGGCTTTTGCGAGGCCGCATGACGCTGGTGCCGAGAGCTTTTTTGAAGTGGTCGCCAGACATGATGTGAAACTGACGCTTGGCTTCTCTGTCTTGCGAGCTTTTGCTTGGCGACGACCCCAGCTTTATCCCATGCTCGTTGATGTGAGCCTTTATGCCGTTATTATGCGATTCAATCCCGCCAAGATCGGCGTGACTCCTTGCATGCGGCATGTTCTTGCCGTGAAGCAAATGCAAGCCAGCGGCATCAGCATGATCTTCTTTTGAAAACCCGGAGTATTCCCCCGGAGATTTTGCGCTGTAAACGTCCTTGCCGCTCCTGGTTGTCCCAAGTTTTTTTCCTAGACTTGATTTGCGAAGGAAAAATTTCACCGAAAAGGCCCTCGTCCCTGTGGGGAGTTGAACGTGGATTGCGTCGTGTGATCGACCGCGCCGCGCTGGCGCTGGACAATCGCCCGGTCAAGCCGCGTGGCAATCACATTGTAGGGAAACACAAGGTCAAGTCCAGTGCGCTGCGGATCTGGCAGATTGTCGTCATGACCAGTGCGATGCAATGGCTTTGCGGTTTCTCCGACAATCACGTACTCGGGACGGGCAAGGTAACGAACGCTGTACTTGGTGCCCTTTTGTAGCTTGGTTTCAATACGCCGAGCCGCCGCATTGAAGCTCCAGTCGTCGCTTCCAAGCTTCAGGATGGCTTGTGTCGTGGCGTCTTGGTAGAGTACCGTCTCAACGCAGCTTACATCGCGAAATCGCAGTGTTTCAGCGGTTGACCCGTCGGTCAACGTCGCTCCAGCCGTGTGATATTCGTTGTTAACGACTTCCACGTCAGCGCACATTTGAACGATATCACCGTCGGCCGGTATTACGCCCGGAAAGAGCGTCACCGACACCGATCCAGTGATTGCGCGCCCACCATCCTTGCGCTCGCTCCTGCCGCTGCGGCTATGGACCATGGCTCGCGCATACATGGGGTCGGTTTCTGCTTCGAGGTGAAACCAACCAAGGCCACGGCACTGGTGGCAAGAAATGCTCGGCTGACCAGACAAAGCATTGGTGCATGGGCATGAAACGGCCTTCCAATACTTGATCGCAACGGAGTAGTCAGAGATGAACTCCTTGACGCCGCTTAGGTCAAGTTGAGGGAATCGCGTAGCCCCCGGAGCGGGAGCTACGCCAATAGCCGCTGGCCTTAAAGAGAAGCCACCCATGAGGTCCCTTCTTTACACGCTCGCCTGAATGCCGGCCGTCTTCAATGCGGCAATTTCAGCATCGATCTTCGCTTGGAGATCGAGCAGACGGGCATCAACGTCAGTGGCGAGCGCCGCATCGCCGGCGCCGCCCGATCCATCGGTCGTGCCGACGGCCGCAAGCGCTCCGAGCGCGGCGACGTTAGCCGCTTGCGAGGCGGTCAATTTGGCGGCGAGCGCAGAAACAAGGCCCGACACCTTGCTTTGAGCGATCGAGGAGTCAGGCAGTCGCTGAGCTGCGAGAGCCTGATCGAGTGCTTTTGCCAGCTCGTCGTTCCCGGTGATGCTTCCTTGAGCGATTCGGAGAACTCGAACTTCGTCGTCCGTCAGAACGCTGTATCCCTTAGCTGCCGACATCTCTTTTCCTCCTTGGACTTGCGATATTTATTATCGCTCGTTCATTGCAAAAAAACCACTTAGGCAATCCAGGTCGGAAGTCCTCGATAGTTTGCCCGCATCGACGCGATGTTGTCTGGATCGAGGTCAACTTCGTAGCGCCGCGCCAAGGCTCCAAACTGAGTCATCTCCGCTGTCGCCAGCAGGTTAACCGAGCTGGATAGCCCGTCAACCCCGAACGAACGTGAGGCGATCCCGCGAGAAATCGCGATGCCAATTTCGTCAAGCAACACAACTGCGGCTTTTTTCATTACGATGTCGCAAACCTCTTTGGCGATTGCTCCATCCTCGGGGCCATAATCGTAATCGATCGCCCAAAAGCCTGGGACCATGTGATTGCCGACCGCTTCTAGCAGCGTCACGTCAAGAAACTGGCCGTTATTGTCGATGATAATATTGATTGCGCCGGCCGTTGTGGGACGAATATAAACCCATCCCATTTTCATTTCGTTGCCGACAACCCATTCGTTTGGAATGCGATAAACCGTCTTGCCGGCGTAAACCCCGCGCACATTTCTGACGCGAACAATGTTTGAGTGCGGCAAGCGAATAGCCGACCACATGAAGCTCTGTTGTTGCTGCCACGGCAACAAATGCCCGTCTTCGTCGTAGTCAACGCCTTTGACTGGCGGCGGTGCCTGGGTGTCAGCATACGGTTTGGTTAGAACGCGACGGCCGCGTAATGGCGTCCCAATCTGCCGCTCCATCCAAGTGATCGCTACATCAACATGATGCTGTATGGTGTTGTCTGGAAGGTAATACCCGTTCGCGAGAGCCTGCCATACAGGCCACAAGTAAAACTTTTTCAGCGTGCATGCTGTAAGGTCGCCGATCGTACAAGTGAGCAGCTCGTTGTAATTCGGAACACCGCCAGTGAGCATCGTCACGACATTGATGTCGAAGACGAGGTTGCGCTGCGAAGCGCCATTCAGCGGAATGATCTGCCACTGATCGTGATAAGTGCCACGCGCAGGGAAAAGCGATCCAGGCACCGTCACTTGATAGGTGCCAGTGCCAACATGCTCAACGCTTCCGCCAGGAATAACGGCGATTTGTTGGTACTGCTCATTCAGAATGATGACGTTCACAATCTGATAAGCATCCATCAGAATGCCATTGTAAACATGGCGCAAACCAAGCGTCACATCCTGCCCGACGAGCGTTTCTGCGCGTGTCCCCATCAGAACGGCTCCCCGCTGCTAAGCAGCGCAGCAGTGTCGGCCTTGATGGTCGCACGCTCCGCTTTTGCTGTGTCGTTGGCTGGCTTGAGGGCATCGGCTGTGTCCGTGAAGCCCACGCCCTTGATCTGATCCAGCGCAGCCAGGATTGGCGTCAGGTCGAGGTCGGCAGCGTCGATGGCGTCTTTGATCGCCTTCAAGCTGTCGGCCACCGACGTGAATCCCGAGCCCTTAATATCAGTCAGCGAGGCTTCCGTGGCGCGGCTGGAAATCGTCGCGTCCAGGTTGTTCAACCGCACGTCCGTCGCAAGCAGCGTATTGAGCGGGATCGCCGCAACCGCCGACGCCAAGCTGGAGAGGCCGGCCGCCGTAGCCAGCGTACCGACGACCGCCTGAACGGCAAGCAGCGTCGTTTGCTGAGCGCCACCAGAGATCGGGATCGCAGCGGCGAGGTCGGCAATGGCCTTGAGGCTGTGAAGGCTCGGGTTGTAGCCCACGCCGAACACATCAGCCAGCACCGCAGCCGCTGCTCGGCTTGAGACGCTGGCGTCGAGATAGGCCAGACGCGGGTCGCTCGCGAGCGCCGGATTGGTTGGAATGGCATTGACGCTTGTCTGAAGTGTGTTGACGCTCGCCTGGCTCGCACGGCTAGCGGCCGTGGCAGCGGCCGTAGCCGCCGAAGATGCCGCTGCATCAGCGCTTGTCTTGGCGGCATCCACCTTCGGCCTGAGGGCCGCGAGGCTGTCGGTGCCCGTGGCGAAGCCGGCGCCCTTGATGTCGGAGAGCTGCGCGAGCACCGGCGACAGGTCGGTGGGCGCTACGCTGTCTCGGATGGCCTCCAAGCTGTCGGTGACGGCATTGAAGCCGGCGCCTTTGATCGTCGTCAAGGTGGCTTCCTGAGCCCGACTCGACACCGTTGCGTCGAGGTTGGTCAGACGAGGATCTGTCGTGAGCACCGGGTTGGTCGGGACGGCGGATACCTGAGCCGAAAGGGACGTGACGCTCGCCTGGCTTGCCTTGGTGCCGATCGACGCCAGGATCGTCGCCTGATTGGCTGCCGTCGCATCGCCGGCCGAGGTTGGCAACGTGTTGATCTTGTCTCGGATGGCCTCCAGCGTGTCAGTGGCACCGCTGAAACCGCCGCCTTTGATGCTGTCGAGGCTTGCCTGAGTGGCGCGCTCGCTCACCTTGGCATCGAGCACCTCACCGAAGCTGCCCACGGCGACGTGACCCGCACGAGCCTCGTCCCACACCGCATCGGCAATCTGACCGGCTGTAGGCGCCGATGTCACGCCGTCGCTGATAGCCTTGCCGACCGTGCCAGCCGCCAGGTGGGCGGCGATCGGCTCGTCAAGCACGGCGTTTTTGATCTGAGCGGCGGTTGGCAGGGCCGCTATCGAGGCGGCCGATGCACGCGAGCTGATAGAAGCGTCAAGCAGGTCGAGCGCCGCTAGACGCGCTGGCGTCAATCCTGATTCTAGGTAGTTGGTGTCGGACAGAATATCGCCCGCCTGAGTCGAGCTGGCGCGGGTGCTGACCACCACGTCAAGTCGCGAAAGGTTGTCGATCAATGCCGCCCGGGCAGTCGAGATGACCCCCTGATTGGACTCGCCAAAGGTTCCGGCCGTGTTCTGGCCGGCACGAGCGGCGCCCCATATTGCATTTTGAAGGCTGCTTGGCGCTGTTTGAGCCACCGCCAACGAGGCGTCGGCCTCTGCCATGTCAACTTTTATCTCAACCACGGAAAGTTGAGCGGTCGTTGCAAGCGTGCTCAACGGCGTGTCAATGGCTTCACCAAAAGTGCCGACAACTACGTGCAAAGCTCTTGGCTCGTCCCACACGGCCGCAGCGATTGCTTCCGGCGACGAACCAGCACTCGCATCATTCAGGCGTTTTCCGGTCGTTCCGACGGTCAAGTGACCCGCGATAGGCTCGTTCCACACCTTGTCTGTGATGGCGTCCTCTTGAGAGGAAGCGATTACAGAATCGACACGACCGCCCGTAAAGACAAGCTGATCGGTTTTCACCTTGATTGCGGTTGTCTGAACAGCGATTCCATCGACAACGGTGTCAACCGTGTCAACGCTTGTCTGGCTAGCGCGGCTTGCCACCGTTGTCTGGAGAGCTTCGCCGAAAGACCCGCCCAATGCGCTCGCCGCTCGTGTGCGGTCCCAAACAGCCACAGCGACCTCGACAGCAGCGTCGTTGGCTAAAGCAGCCGCGTCGATTGCGTTGGCGGCAAATTTCGATGACGTGATTGCCGCAGTGTCAATTTTTGCGGCTGTTATGGTGTTCGACTGGACTTTTGCGGCACTAATTGCGCCGTCGGCAAGCTTGGCATTTGTGATCGCCGCATCGACGATCTTTGCTGCGCTGATAGCACTATCAGCCAGGCCAGTGTTGGTCACGCGCACCGTTTCGCCAAAGCTTCCGGCGACAACGTGCCCAGCTCGAAGCTCGTCCCACACCTTGTCTGCGATTGTGTCTTCGTTACCAGATGTGATGCTGTACCCGGTTTTGTCGCTGACGACTTGAGCGTTAGCGTTGACATTTCCTGCCGTAAAGGCGAGCTGGTCGGTCTTGGCCTTGATAGCGGAGCTGTCGGATTTTACCGAAGCGATATCGGCCGACACGCTCACGCCGGCTGGCGTTCCGAGCTTGGTGTCAATAGCCGTCACGCTTGCCTGCGTGGCTCGGCTCGCCACGGTGGCGTCGAGGTTGTCAAGATTGGCAGCACGGCCATTGGTCCACTGTACCGTGGACAGCGCCGTGGAAGCCGGCGCCCTGGAAGAAACCGTCGCGTCGAGGTTGTCGAGATTGGCCGCGCGCCCGTTCGTCCACACGGCCGTCGAAAGGGCCGTTGCCGATGGAGCGCGACTAGACACCGTTGCGTCAAGGTTGTCGAGGTTTCCTGCGCGCAGCGTTGTGTAATCCGTCCGCAATCCACTCGTGTCGGACTTGACTGATGCAACGTCGGCAGAAAGTGAGGCGCCGGTTGGCGTGCCGATCTTTGCTTGAATGTCATCAGTATCGGCGTTGACGAGCGCGATTGCCGCCTGTGTGGCGTCATGCTCGGCCTGGTTGGTAGCAGCACGGCTAGCGGCCGAAGCCTCCGATTGCCGACTTGACACCGTCGCGTCAAGGTTGTCGAGATTGGCGGCGCGAGTGTTCGTCAAACGAGTAAGCAACGTCGCCAAATCCTGATCGAGAGAACGAACCTCGATAATTTCGGCGTCTCGTTCGTACCTATTGTCTACTGAGGCAAATGTCCCATCAGTGTAAATCTCATAGCTAACGCTATACTGCCCTTCGACAGTCGGATTCCATCCCGTTCCAGAATAGTGTCCGCCTGTTCTGTGCGTCAGCGTAAATGGCGACCCTGAAACCTCCGCTCCAGCGCTGTTGAACACGCGAGCACGCACTCCGCGAGTAGCGTTTCCATCCCACAATGTAATCGACAGAAGGACGTTTCCGTTTACCTCTGTAGTGCGGCTCATGGTCTTACCTCAACCGAATTAGTTCAACTAACAGGATCGTCATGTCTGGAACAAACGATACAGTAGAGCCTTCAAGTGGAGATGCTTGAAGCTCAAAATAATCATTCGCGTTCATGTTCATGATAAACAATGCGTGCAGGTTGTTGTTTTCAGCATCGTTAGCGCGGTTTGATCCATCCTGTGAATGACTTCTTCCAACGTCGCCAGATCCGTTCAGTAGAATTCTCGTGGAAACTCCGCTGTTGTTCGCGGAGGGATCGATGCGACAACGGTAATAAACCCTGACCGAGCAATCCACTAAAGCACGAAATTGACTACTAGTTGGCTTGTCGAGATATCCGTTGTAAAAACTGTCCACATCAGAAGAAAAATCAACAGTCGTCCAAACCCCTGGTGTGTTCCCCAAATTCAATGGGGCCGTCATCTCGTGCTGTACCCATGCTACCGGATGTGGATTGCTTGCTTTTGGCATCGACCCCTCCTTTCAGAAACTCTTTACAGCATAGCTGAAAGCGCGGCGAAACCTTCGTCCAGAGACAATTCCTCGCCGTTAATGAGCATCAGCGTCGAATCGGCTCCATTGTTGACTGGAGCAGCAAAAATGATGCCTTTCTTGTTGACAAGAACGGGAGCATCGTCGGCCGTTAATTCGATGAATGGCTCTGCCGCCAGCGCCAGCTTAACATCCTCGTAAGACTCATCTGCCTGATAGCTGTTTCCGTCAATCATGGTGACGACTGAATCGTTGTCTTGAGCGGCGACTTTCAAAATCAAATCGCTGTTAAATTTGAGGGAATCGCCCTGAACGAAAAGACTGAAAAACATTTTTCACTCCTTTGATTTATTTCGAGCCGAGAATCGCACTTACTAGCTTGTCTTTTGGTTGATCGACGTTTGCGATGCCCAGGCTGGCAGCCAGCTTCTTCAACTCTTCCGGCTTCGCCGCGTCGAGCTGCTCCTTCGTAAATTTCTCACTAGTAGCCACCTGCTTGCCTTGGGCTGTCGATTGAGGTTGAGCTTGCTGAGTGACAACCGGAGCGACCGGCGCCTTGACAATTGGCGGCTGTCCAACTTCTGCTCGCCGCATTTGTAGCGATGGCGCATCAGGCGGAAGGGATGAGAGGTTCGGACCACCGGACGACGTATTTGAAAAAGCATCCTGGACTTCCGAAGGAGGAAGCTCCTCCCCAGCGAAACGCCACAAATGTCCCTTGAGGGCATGCGTGGCGGTCGTCTTATCACCACGAAGCAAATCTTCTGACTTCAGTCCGAGGGCTGGGAACGCAAACATGGGTGCTCTCCTAAGATGAAAGGCCGGGGGATCGTAGTCCCCCGGCCTGGTCTACCTAAATTACGACGTTAGGCCAGGTCAGGCTGGTCGATCAAGAAGAGGCTTCTTGATTTCGGTGCCGCCGACGTTGAGCCAAACCACGTTCACCCACGGACGCGGCACTTGCGGTGCCAGAACATGAGCGAACAGCTTGTTGGTATGCAGCCAACCAAGCTTGGCAAGGTCGAACTCGAAGAGGCCGGTGAGCTGGGCGAGCGCGACCGACGAGCGACCAACGGTGTACTCGTTGGTTGCCGAGGTCGGGACGCCGCCATCATCAATCGCTTGCGCGTTCGGCGAGTGGACATCAGATCCCCAAGCCCACGTCGTTCCCGGAATGTAGTCATCGCGATCGATGACGACGACCGGAGTCGTGTTGCCTGGAGCAATGCCGTTCGGGACCTCAAAAATGAAGACGGGATCGCGCAGGACCGGCTCCATAAAGGTGTCCGGCTGTGCAGGATCAGCAACGTATCCGCGATAGATGCGGAACGACTGCTCATCACCACGCGGGGTGATCGTGAACTCGATCGTCTTCCCTGCCTGCGCGTTGACGGCAGCGGACAGGTTGGAGGCGACCGATTCGCCGACTTCATTGACGGCGGTCATGTAATAGACCATGCCGGTCAAGCGCTCGCCAGAAGAGGCGAACTTGCCGGTGCCGGCGACGTTGACGGCCGGTTGAGTGACCGAGCCGGCGCCAGCGCCGCCAAAGGTGAATGCCGACGGTGCGCCCGGAATGGCGACCGTGTTCGGACCGCCCGTCCGCACGAGAGACGACAGAGCGTTCTCACGGCGGAAATAGACGATGTTTCCGTTGACCTTCACGCCATCGACCGATTGGCCGATGATGAGGCCCTTGGTATTCGCCGCCGCAATGTTGCCCATCAGCGTGAAGCGCGCTGCGGGATCGAGGTTGGCCTCGATGTTCTCGGTCACTTCAGGAGCGCAATAGATGCGCTTCAGAACGCCGTGGCGCTTGTTGAAGGCGGTCGCCTGCGAGCGAATGCCCTTGGTGCCGTCCATCAGAAGCGGCTTGCCGCGCATGTCGATGAAAATGTCCGTGTTCGCAAATGGCACGGTGGCCAGCGGCGAGCGCGTCAATTCGTCGATGAGCTGCCAAACGCCTTTGAAGATGTTCGGGTCGGTCGAGAAGCGAGTGTCCGACTGGAAAAGCTCGACGTTGAGCTGGTACATCATGAGCAGGCGAACGACGAGATCGTTCGATGCCGCGATGTCCGGCTGTCCGAGCAGCTTCACCGTGTTTTGCAGCACGGTGAGGCCCTGGACGGCCGTCGTCTTGCCGTAGAGCTTGAGCTGGACTTGCTTCTTGGTTCCCTCGATGTTCGCCGAAGGCGGCAGCGAGTTTGGCGCGAACGCCAGCTTCGTCTTGTGGTTGCCGTAGCGATCAACCTGAGTGAACTCGTGGTTGACCTGCTGCGCTTGCTGCTTCGGAAGATCCTTGAGCAGCGTCATTTCTTGCCGGTCAGTCTCGGAATAAAGCTGGAGGTACGCTTCGTCCTCCAGGTCTTCCTTCATGAACGGCTGGATGCTGGTGCCGGTCGCCGAATCGACCGACAGTGCTTTACGCACGAGGTCGAGAATCTGCGCGTCGGCCATGTTTGAAGAATTCAACATCGTAACCTTCCTCCTTACGCCATGGCTTTCGCGAGGACCGTTGCGTCGCCAGCACGGCCACGCTTCCACTCCTCGTGAGTGATTTTTCCTTCTGCCTTCGCCTTCATGAGTGCATTGCGCTGATCGCCAGTCACAATGCGCCCGAGTGCATCAGGCTGAGCAGAAACCTGGACTTGATCTTGCGACACCGCAGCGATTGCGGGCGCCATGCCGGCAACCTTCGGCATGCCAGGAAGTTGAGAAATCGACTTCATCAGAGAGGTGTGCTCTCCGAGCGACTTCTCAAGGCGGTTTTGCTTCTCGATGACCGCCGTCAGCCCCTTTTGCAGGGAAATCAGCAGACGATCGCGACGAGGATCGGCCAGCTCCGCGAGCAGCTCGCCGAAGGTGGCAACGCCAGAACGAAGCTCTCTGACGGACTTGCCGAGGTATTCCACGGCATCGCCCATGCCTTCGAGGAATTCGGTGGCATCGACGCCACCTTCGTCCGCATCGTCGTCATCGACGACCTGCTCGCTTTTCTTCATCTTCTTCTTGCCCTTGGACTTGCCACGGCTGAAGAAGGCCGGCATGCCATCATCATCATCATCGTCGTCGTCGTCATCGGCGTCATCGTCGCCCTTATTGACGATTTTCGAGGAGTCCTGATAGCCCTGTCCCGACTTCTTCGGGCTCTTGGCCGGGTCGTCCTCGGTGGCAATCACCTGGGAGCCGCTTCGTCCTTTGGCATCCAAGGTGTTGTCACTGCGCGGAGCGCCGTTGGCCTTGAAAAGAGCGCCGAGGCCCTCTTTCACGCCATCAACGATCGACTTGCGGATCAGGTCGGGAGTGACTTGCGCTCCAGCCTGATTTGCGTCCTGGCCGCCTTCGCCGCCAGTGTCACCTGCGGACTGATCCGCCGCAACTGCGGCGTCCATGTCCCGAATGGCTTTTTCAAGCAGATCCTCGTGGTCCATTTCTATAACCTCCTTGGGATATGGACGCTTATATCAGCCAAACTTGGAAGCGAGGTAATTTTGTACCCGCAACCGAGCTTGGTCATGATTGTCTCCGTACTTACTCATCGCGTGCTCGACAAGCCCGTCCTCAAGGCTTGTCGATGTCACCGAAGCGAGTGGCGAGAAGGCTTTCTCGTAAAACTCATCGCGACAAAGAACTGGCATCTGTTTCATGAGGGATTTGGCGAGAACTGACACGGTGCAATTTGGATTTACGGGCCGGAAGGTAAGAGCGATGTTGTAAACGACGGCCTTTTGAACGTAGCGCCCGCATGGACTACGCTCCATGACCTTTCCCTCGATGGACTGACACAATCCGCGATTCGTCCCTGCTTTTCTGAGCTGGGTGTGCTGCTGAATCACCATGTCTGTCGAGTAGCCTTCCCAGATCGGGAGGCCCTTGATGATTCGGCCTTCACTAAACCACTTGCCATCCTGAAACCAAGCCTTCTTTCCCCACGGAACACCAACGGTGGCGTGTGGAATATGGTTCCAGTTGAAATCGCCGTGCTCCATAAACGGCGAGAAGTCCAACCCCTTCTGGAGTATGACCTCTTTGTCCCGGTCTTTGTCTGGCGTCGAAGCAATACCCGTAAACGGATAGTATTTCGTGTCGCCTTGCTTTTGTTCGGACTTCAACATGAGCCCGTCGGGACAGAACGCAATGAAGGTCCCGTCACTCCTAACGTAAAGCCCATTGTCTTCGCCAACGTCGAACATTCAGTACCTACCTCTTGACCGGGACGAGCGATGCTTGATTCTAGCATCGAAATGCTCAAATAAATCCAAGCATAAAAAAAGAAATGCCCCCGAATTCATAATTCGAGGGCACTGGAGCAGAAAACTTATCCGCTTTCTTTAGAGCAATTTAGCCTTACCAAACCATCGGCGGCGTTGTCAAGCCCCGTGATATCGCGCAAGCATCTCGAAGTTTTTTTTGATTTGCTTTAATCGACTGTTTTGAAGCCACGAGGGCTGGTTAAGCGTCCCGCCTTCAGAGAAATACTGGTTCCAACTCTCCAGAGTGATGTCGGCCACGCTCATCGGCCCCCGGTAGCCGACACTGATGGATTTGAGCAGTGAGCTTGGTGTGGGAAACTTGATCTTGAAGCGCATAGACAAGGCCCTCCTCATTCGTCGTAGTCGATGGACGGTGGCTTTTTGTGAACGCGCATAGCATTTCGCATGTAGGACTCGACGCCAGCCATGTTGACCTCGCCATCGTTTTTAAGCGCCATGCGCCGCACGCAATAGTCAAACCACTTGGGGTGGTCACGGAAAAACGGCCGCGTGTGAGCCATCGATAGAGCTTTCCTGAGCGGCACCGTTGCGCCCTGCTTCTGCTCCATCATGGTGCGGAATGCCTGATTGAAGCGGTCTAGCGCCTCATGCTCCATGCCGGACGGGCCGTGCTCATAAGCCTTCTCAATGATCGCTCGGCAAAGGCCCTTAAAGCCAGTGCGCGGCACTTCATGCAACCTCTCGACATTGCCGAGGATTTTGCGACAAGCGTAAAGCAGGTGAGCGATGGGTTTTTTGGCGCGGCGAAACTGCTCGCCCACCCAAGCATCGCGATCGGTTTGCGACAGCCCCTTCGTCTCATTCCTGAGACGAGCCGCCCAAACCTCTCCAGCCTCGTGTTCCTTCTTGACCTTCTCCCACTTGCCCTTGCCGCGCTTGATATAAGTGCCGTCGGCGCGCTTTCTGACCGTGCCGACCGGCAGCGCCCTGGCCTTCTCGATCAGGTCGAGCTTCGAGTAGTAGTCAGGGTCCTCGGCAAGATGGTCCATGGCGATTTCGCGCGCCAACGCCCGATCCTTCGTGTGCTCCAGCTCGTGCTTGGTCCCTCGCGCAAGCTGGCCAGCGTCAAAGTCGCTCGGCTTACGCTTGTCGGCCTTGCCGCCTGGCAGGCGATCTTTATAGCCGGCCTTGAGTAAAAACCGCATTCAGTCCTCCTCGTCCAGGCCGAGCGCCTTCTTGAGTTTTTTTCCGCCAACCGCTGTCTCAATAAAGACAAGCTCGTCCATTGCGCGAGTGTAGGCGACGTACATAAGATTCTTCTCTTGCACTATCTCCCACGGCTTCTTTGCCATGCTAGACGGCATCAGGTGGTGGTTGAGGATAAACACACGCGGCGCCTCAAGCCCCTTGGCCTTATGCACCGAGGACAGGCGCAAAATGCTATCGCGTTTCTTGCCTTCGTCATCCTTGAACATCGATTCGATTTCACGCACGAGCCCGTCAACGTCCTTGGCCTGACTTTCCGCCATGAACACCGAAAGGGTTTCAAACTTGTCCTCAATCGCCGTTGTGTCGGCGTCGGGATCTTTGAGTTTGAGCTTGTTGATTTCCCGCTTACTCCACTCGACCAGCTTACCTCCGAGGTCGTCGAGGCTCTTTGGCTTGAGCTTCTTAATGAGTGAGGTCATGCCCAAACCGATGTCACGCCCCATCACCTTGCACGGCACGCGCTCGCGCAGCAGCTTGTAGGCCATGCTGACCAGCGGCGCGTTGTTGCGGCAGACAATCATATCGGTCTGCTTGAAGTCCTCGATCTTGAACTTGGTGCCGAGGTCTTTGATCTCGCCTGGCTGAGCATCGGGACGCGGCTTGATGCCTGGAACGATTGTCTGAGCCAGCTCGATGATTTTCTTGCCGCAGCGGTAGGAAATCGGCAGCTCGAACACCTTAGCGTTGAACTGCTTGCGGATCAGGTCGAGGCTCTCGGGGTTGGCACCACGGAAGCCGTAAATGGCCTGATGCGGGTCGCCGACCGCCACGACGCGCGTTTTGGTGTCGGTCGAACGCCGGATCGCCTCGCGCTGAATGTCGGACACGTCCTGCGCCTCGTCAACGAACAGAAAGTCGTACTTGGCCCAAGGCGTGTTGTAGATGATCGGCATATAGAACTGGTCGTCGAAGTCGATCACGTCCTTTTGCATAATGGACTTCTCAAGCGCCAGGCGCGACAGGCGGATAGCATGCTCGACCGTCTGCGGGTAGTCGATTTCAATCGAGAAGTGCTCGATGAGATTTTCCCACTGCTCCCTGGTGTCGGGCACGAGCCCCTTGATGCCGTGTGCGGCAAGCGAGGCTGGCGCCAGGCCCATCTGCTTGGCCTTGGATACCATGCTTTTCACCGTCCCGAAGTATGTCTTGTCCTCGGGACCTTGCAGCATGTCGCGTAGGATAGCGCTGGTCTTGGTGCCCTTCTCGACCTTGACCCGGTTGTAGCCGCCCATGAAACGCGCCCATGAGGCAAAGCCAAGCGCGTTGAGTGTCCGCACCGCCTTCTGATCGACAGCCCACTGCGGGACACGGCCGAGCAGCTCGTCGCGAGCCGAGGTGTTGAAGGCCAGGAAGATGATCGACTTGTCGCGTGGGATAACGTCGAGCGCCCGCACGATCGTGGCCGTCTTACCAGATCCGGCCTTAGCATCAATCATCGCGTTGCCGCTGCCCTTCTCGATCCAATCGAAAATCGCCTGCTGATATGGCGACGGCTTGAACGGTTTTTTTGGCTCATGTCCCGGAGCGTCTTTGGGCTCAGGATCGACCGGAACCTTGGGCTCGGGTTCTTGAGATGGCGGCGGCAAAACAACGGCGGGTTGCATGGTGGGAGCCTCCTGCTTAGGCGGCTCCTTCTTCGGAGCCGGTGGTTTTTCTGCGGGTTGTTTTACCGTGCCGGCCTCCTGTTGTCTACGCTTGGCCTTGGCCTTCAAAGCTTGCGTAACGAGGTCGTCAGGTTGTTTCTTCTTATCAAGCCTCTTGTCATCCCAAGCGACAGCTTCCTCGAACGTGACCTCGCGGCCGGCTTGTTTCATAAGCTTGGCCAGGTGACGCTTGGCCATCGCGATATTTTGCTGCTCCTCGCGCGGCGACGCCTCGCCGTCTCGTGACGTGCGCTCGGGCTCCAGCTCCAGGTGAGCGTGCCAAATTTTCTCCATCAGCTCATCGCTGATCTCTTCCTTCTTTGACTTAGCCTTTTTTGGCTCAGCCTTCTTCTTCGGCTCGGGCTTGGCGGTGGCCTCGACGCGCTTCTTACCCTGCTCGTGCAGCAGGTCGTGGTAGCGCATCACCGTTTCATGGATCTTGCCGGCGGTCTTTTCCCAGCCGCTGTTCTTCCAGTCGTCGTCGCCGAACATTTCCGAAAAATACTCATGGTGATCGTCGGGGGAGGTCGAGTGCGGGTGAATGTCTTTCTTGTGAAGGTGATTGGCCCAATGCTTGACACCGGCTGTGAACTCTTTCTTGATCGCAGCGTAGTCCTTGCGTTTCTTGTAGCCACCGGCCTCAAGCGTCTTCTCGGCAAGGCGCGGCAGGTGCTCTTTCTGCCACTTGTGGTCGTCCACCTTGACGTAGGTGCCGTCTGCCCACTTGCGGCGGGTGCCGACCGGCGCCTTCCTGGCCTTGAAGAAAAACCGCACGAGCCCGCCTCGCGGCTCGATAGCTGGCGGATCGACAAGCTTGATGCCGATCCGTGCGACGACAGCCTTCCTGATCTTGTCGTGCTTCAAAATGTACTCCATCAGCTCCGCGATGCGTTCTTTGTACTTCCAATCGGGAGCGTCCGCGTGTTTGGGGTCGTCCTTGGTGTAATAAAGCGCATGCGGCACGAAGTTGTCGATGTAGCTCTTGTCGATCTTGCCAGCGGCAATCAACTCCTCGGCCTTCACCAAGCCATACACCTCAAAGGCTCGCGCAAATACCTCGGTCGGCTTGTTCAAGTAAGCACTGAACGACTGTCCCATCATTTTGCCTTTGTGCGACCACTGGTAGTAGGGCGTCGAGCGCACTAGCTCCAGCATCTCTTTGTACTTGGCCTTCAGCTCAGGATCGCTGGCAATGGCGGCCGAGCGCGGCGTGCTGTCAGTTCCCTCGTGCATGGCATAGTCGATGGCGTGTCCAAGCTCATGGATCATCGACTTGGAGTCGCTCGTGAAGTCGTGGATCTCCACCGACAGCTTGCCATGCCAGTAGGTGGCAGCCGCACGGGAGGCGCGCTTGCCCAGCCGGGCGTTCACCCGGAAGTGCAGCGGCCGGATGAAACGCACCCCCATGTGATCCATGATGATGTTGGTCTGCTTAATCATTTGCAGGATGCGGAAGCGCTGATCCTTGTTCGTCTTGGCCAGATCAACGCTACGGATCATGTTGGTGCGCGCCTGCACGGCGTCGTTGACCTCGGGCGGTATTTCGCCCGACAGCAGCGGGTAGTCCTTCTTGGTGCCCTCTCCCAGCTCGTAGCCGGCCTGGTGCGCGGAGTAGGCCAGCGCTTGGTGGCGCAGCGCGTACTCCTTCTTGAGCCGCAACATCGCCTTGCGGCGGCGCTCATGCTCCTGCAAGGATGCGCCGCTTTCCGCCTGATCGCGCTCGAAGTGATCTCCGGCGCTCCTGGGCTGATCGTCGAGCCCGAAGGCGGCACGCACGTACCACTGATCCTTCTCGATGTGACGGATGACCGCCAGCATCTCGTCCACCCATTTTTTCTTGGGCATCAGGTGGGCGTTTACTTCGAGCTGGTTGTGCTTCAGCCACCACTTCTTGGCTTCCTTCGCCTCGGCCTCACTGCCGAACGAGCCGACCGTGTTTTTGCGGTCCCTGCCGATCGAAACCAAGTCGAAAATGCCAGGACGATCCTCGCCGCCGAGGCCGACGCCGCTATGGATTTCATACGTGCGCTCGCGCTCGGCCATGCCACCTCGCTTGAGGCCCTTGGCCCTCTTGTGGCCCTCGTGCTTCAAAAACCCGTAATAGTTTTTGACGATGGTATGCACGGTGTCGGCGGTCTTCTGCCAGCCGCTCTTATGCCACTCGGGGTCGTCGAACACCTCGGCCCAATGCTCATGGTGCTCATTTGGCTTGGTGTGCTCTGGGTGCTGGTCGTTGGCGTGCAGGTAGTCGGCCCAATCGGATGCTGCCCGCACAACTTCCTTTTGGATCTCTTTGAAATCCTCGCGCTTGGCGTGACCGTGGTCCTTGAGCGCCTTCACCGCTAGTTTCTTTACCGTCTCGCGATGCCAGTTGTGGTCATCGACCTTGACGTAAACCCCATCAGCCCAGGTGTGGCGCGTGCCGACCGGAACTTTCTTTGCTTTGAAGAGGAAGCGCACCGAGGCTTCTCCTTTCTTGAGGCTGCCTCGATGCTCCAGCTCGGCCTTGAGCGAAGCAAGCATAGCCTCGTGTGACTTAATGGCAAATTCGCTTTGCATGCCCTCGATCTTGGTGATCCGCTCCTTAATCGCCTGCTCGTCGAGGTGAGCATACTTGCGGCCGACGCCGCGCACGTCGAACAGCGTGCCGATCTCGATCTCAAAGTCTTCCTGGGCGTGCTTCTTGCCGTTGAGCGACTTGTCGTTGTATTTGCGGAAGCCGCCCATGTCGAGCAGCTTGAGGTTTCCATCGCCGTCGCGGGCAAATTGCAGCTTGTCCCACGGGTAATAGCCCTCCTTGCGGAAGATGCGCCACAGCTCGTCGCGCACCGCCTCGGGCTCGCCGCGCTTGAGGTCGCTCATTTCGATCGGCTTCAGGTGCTCACGCGCCAGAAACAGCTTCTTGCCCTTGCGCCACGTCGCGTAGTGCTTCGGAATGAGCGAGCTGCCGGCAAGATCCTTGAGCGCGTTGTGCTCCAGCATGAGGTCGTCGCGGGCACCCTTGGGCGTTTTCTTCGGAGCGTGACGCGCCTGGAAAGGCGCCTGCTTGGACACCTTGACGGCCACGTCGCCGATCGGCTCGACCTTGGCGTGAAAGACATGCCCTTGATGGCCATGGCCGATGTACTTCCATTTGCCGTTGGCGATCTTCTGCCAGTCGCCATGCACAGTGCCGATCGGCACGGCCTTAGCTTTCAACAGAAACATCATGACTCTTCGCTTTCATAATCCTGGAAAACCATCCTGCTTCCCTTCAGGTGATAAATTTTCCCGTCTTTATGAATGTAAATTTTTCCGCCAACATCCAAGGTCGCCGAAGGATGATCGCCGCCAACCATCCAGCGACCGCCCTCCTTGTGCGCGGTCGTCTCCGTCGATGTCCCATCTTTCCAGTAAATTTTCGCTCGATGCTTCCGAGGCTGCTTGTCTTTTGCGCCCTTCGTCCTCGACTTGAAAAAAAACTTCATAAAGACACCTTCCTGAGTGAGTTTTTAGACATGGCTTGCTTGACCGTCTCACGCACAGCGGCCCGCACGTTGCGCGACAGCGGCACAGTCGCCAGCACGTCCGAAGGCTCGCCGGGAATCAGCACCCACCAATCGGTCATCTGCTTGAAGCCCATAAACTCGGTCAGGTATTTGATGCCCGCACCTGTAGGCCAAAAATCAGGCATGCCGAGCACAATAGGCATCACTTCCAAAATTTTGGTGACGTATTCGTCGAAACTGCGGGCCTGACGAAAGCGCACCTCGCGCAGGTGCGGCACGTCAAGCGGCGAGCGGTCGTAGTAGCGCGCCCCGCGCACCTGGCCGGGGCTCAAGAGCTGGTAGAAGGGCTGGCTCACGCGGCCGTGTCCGTGACGCGCCAGCGTGTAGCCATCCTGCTCGTCAACGACGACAAGCGGCATCGCCATCAGGACCGCACGTATTACGGCGCGTCCCGTGACGCTGCTCGCGTCTACCCAAGCGGCGCCGGTGCTTACCTCTGGGCGATAGTCCGTTCCCTCCATGACACGCCGCACCCATCCGAAGGGCAGCACGCGCTCGGCCTTGGTCAGCTCGGGCAGCTTGTCACTCATCCACACCCCACACTTGCAGTTAGGATGCAGAGCGCCTTGCATCCACGGCTTTACCTGCTTCACGCGCCAACGGCGCGGGCGACCAGGAGGTCCGAATATTTTGGCGCAAGAATCGCAACAATCCGACGTACTGCGATAGACGATGCCATTCGGCCCTACAGCCGACGCCAATAGCTCGAAGCTGCTTTTACCGCGAGCATTGGTGATCTCGGTGCGAAGCACTCGCCCCCAATCGCGCTTGTCGGTTTTGGTGCCGGCCTGGCGCTTGAGCTGCTTTTCGGCGCCAAAGGGCGTCAGGTCGCGTCGAATAGCGTCCGAAACGATGCGGCGCACGCTGGCCAGCCGTTTCTTACCGATCTTGGTGATGAGGCCGCCGCCCTCCTCCTCGGCTTCAAGGGCAGCCAGCTTGGTTGCTATGGTCGGCATGACTCACTCCTCATCGCCTTCGATATGATGGCGAACGCCATTATACCCGCGCTGGTTTTCCTGGAACATCGCCGCCGCTGAAAGAAGCACCTTCTTTGTCTTGGCGCTTGCCTTCTCGCCTAGCTTTTTCTCAAGAGCCGGCCAGAAACTGTCGGCCTCCTTCGGATTTGCCACGTCGCCGTCGCCTAGGTGGTCGAGCTGGCGCGAGCCAAGGTGCTTCACCATGTCCTTCAGGTGCTCGCCCATGTGCTTTTTGATCTTGGCGTCGGACTTGATGCCGTGCGTGTTGAGGGCCGCCTCGACAGCCGACTCGTGGTCTTGGTCCTTGTGCGGAGTATGCGCCTTCCCTGAAGCCCAGCGATCCACCGTGTCGCGCATCGCCTTCTTGGTGCCATCTGTGAGCTTCTCTTTGTGCTTCTTCTCGTACTCGTTGACATACGAGCTGAAGAGAGCGTCAGTCACCTTCTTGCCCTTGCCCTTCGCTGCCTCGTGACGCGAAGCAAGCTCGACAATGTGCGGCATGATGCTTCCTTCGATGCCACGATCAAAAAGCAGGTGGTGGTCCTTCTTTCCACGCGAGCGCAAGTGATCGCGAAAGTGCCCAAGCAGGCCGTCTTTCTCAGAGTCCTCAACCGTGCCGCTGCCGACGACACCGCCAGCATACTGCTGATAGCCGGGCTGGCCGTGCATGGCCTGCGCCTGCTCGCCACCGATCGGCGCGGCCGTCGATCGCTTGTACTGCGGATCGCCGTCCTCGCCGGTGTACTTCTTCGCGTATGCCTTCCCTTCCTCGTGCTGGAACTGAAGGATCTTCTGCCCCAGCTCGTGGTACTTCGGAAGGATTTCAGACTTGCGCATTCCCCTGATGTTTTCGAGGTTAAGCGTGATCGCCGTCTCGGTGTCGGTGTCGTCCATGTCCGAAACGATCATCATGTTCGTGTGAAGCTTCGCCATGAGGCGCACGTACTTCGTCACGTCCATCGTGTCGTCAACAAGGCCCAAGTGAATGTTGACGGGCTTGTCTTGGCCGAAACGCCAGATTCGCGCGTAAGACTGCTCCTGCGTGCCAGGCGAGTAGTGGTGATCGTAACGGTACATGCCGTTGGCGATTTGCAGGTTGACGCCCTCCGTGACCGACTGATCGACGGCGACGATGATCTGCGGTCCCTTGGGGTCGTTCTGGAAGTCCTCAAGCTCCTTCTTGTGCGAGGCGTCGTAGTAAATCGCCTTGCTTTTCAGGTGCTCTGGCATGTGGTCGAGAACGTGCTGGGCGCTCATGCGGCGCTGGCAAAACACAATAAACTTGCCGTTCTTGGGGTCCTTGAAGTGCTCGTCGAGCTTCGCATAGAGGTCGGTCGCCTTGGGGCTGACCTTGCCCTTCAAGGCGCGGATCGCCTTGCGCGTGTCGGGTGACAGCTTCGACAGAAGGTCGATCGCCTCCTGCTTCTCGGCCTCAAGCTCGGCCGCCGCGTCCCCTCTTAGCTCTGCCTTGATCGCCCGCGCAGCGGCACGAGTCCCGCCGAGGGTGGATATCGCTTTCTCGACCGTCTCGGCCAGTGTGTCGGGATGGTCCGTGATGCCCATAAGCACGTTGAATTTGCTCATGAACGCCGGCTTCGCATCGCCTTCGCTGGGAAGGAAGTCCTCGCTCTCGTCCCCGACACCGCTCTCCTCCAAAATCTGGGAGATCACGTCGTCGAGCGCCGTCTCGTACACGCCCTGCGTCGTCGCGTCGTGCTTGACTACGGACATATGCTCGTTGCGCTGCGGCAGCTTGTCGATCCATGCCGAGCGCCGGATGCTCACAAGCCCCATGCGCTGCAAATCTTCGCGCAGCTTCTTCAGGCCGTCGCGGGACCACTTCACCGACTTCGGCCCGCGCCCCTTGCCCTTGTTGCCCTTGCCGCCGCCTACCACCGCCCCGAAAGCCGCGTTGCCTTCCAAGCCCTTCGCGGCGCCGCCCTCGTGCCCATAGGCTTCCTTGAACTGCTTTTCGGTCCAGTTGACGTAGGGGTGCAGAAACTTGAGCTGGCCGATGGCATCGAGCGGGTTGTTGGAGATGAACGTGCCAGACGCCACGCGCTTGTACTTGATGCCGCTAAGGTGCTGCACCGCCTTGAATCGTGACGTTTCCGTCGTCTTGATCCGGTGCGACTCGTCGAGGGCAACGTAGTCGAAACCCGAGGCGCTCAGGCGCTTGGCGTTGGCGTAGTCGTCGGAGCCCTTGGGCTTGTAGGAGACAAAATCGTAGCCGGCCATGAAGATGGTGTTGGGTGGAGCCTCGTCCATCGCCTGCATCATGGCTTCCAGATCGCCCTTGAAGTCATCCTTGAGCGTCTTGGCGCTCATTTTGAACACGTTGACGCGACCCTCGGTGTACTTCTCGGCCGTCAGCTTGGCGTTCTGGTCGAGCGTGTTGGTCGGCACGACGATCAGCGGCTTCTTGATCTTGCCTTTCGCCATGAGGTTGAGGGCATCGGCCGGCAGGATGAGCCCCTTGCCGCCGCCCATGTCCACGTCCACCATGGCGTTGGTCAGGCCGTCGAGCTTGGCGAGCGTCTCGGCTTGGTGCCCGAAAAACTTGATCGACGACGAAAGAGCTGGGATATGCGGGCAGTCCTTAGGGCCAAGGTGTGCGACCTTTCCAGCCTCGTCAAAAATCCTCTTCACGTCCTCGATGGCGTGCTCGGAGTGCTCGCCCATCAGCTTGCCGAGCGCCTGCTCGTGCGTCCCGCGCATCTCTGGATCGGACGCCACATCGTCAAAGAAATCACGCAGCACCGGGTCCTTGTGCGTGTACGCCTGGGCATACGTCGTCACGTCGCCGTGTGTGTCGTTCAGGTGCTTGGCAATCTTAGACACATGGTTTTTGTATATCCAGAAATCGGCTCCCAACTCGTTACGAAACCTTGGCGTCGGCGATTCTTTCTCCGCTTCGAGAATCTCGTCGAGGAAGGCGTCGTAGTCTTTGATGCCCTTGGAGCGCTGCCAAATTTCCCGCGCGTGCTCGTCGGGCCGGTAAACGCCGTTCAAAAACCGCGACTTCTCATCGTGGTTCATTTCGCCTTTGTGCTTGAACACGTCAGGCGCAACGGCCTTGCCCTTTGTCCTCAACGACTGCCATCTCTTCGGCATCACCGTCGTCGATTTGTCGTCGGAGTGAATCACCTTGCCGGCGAACGTGCCTGGGTCCTTCTTCGCCTGATCGCGCTTGTCCTGGTGCTGGTCGATGTAAACCAGGCTGCCGTTGGGAAGATGGCGGTAGTGCGCCTTGACGGCGCGCGACTTGATGAGCGCATTAGGTCCGAAATAAAGCCTCATTTCGGCTCCTCCCGGCTGACGTGCAGCATTCCGTCGTCTCCGACATAAAACCAGCCAAGGTCGGTGGCCTCGTCAACAAGGCTCGTGTAGTCCCACTCGGGATGCGCGGCCTTCATCTTATGCATCACCCACTCGAAGGCTTTAAGCTCGTCGCCGCTCATCGGCCTGCGCGCCTGGCGCAGCTCGAAAGGATGCAAGTGGTAGTCGGTGATGCCGCCTTGCAGCTCGTCGTTCTCGTCGATCGGCTGACGCTGGCCGCTGCCGTCGTCGTCCTGCGATTTATGAAACCAGTTTAGAATGCTCATCACGTCACCTCGATCGCGAGCGACTCAATTTGGTATGGCCACTTCAAGATGGTGTTGTCGGCAAATCGAACTACGAAACGACCATAAAACATTCCTTTGTCGGCCGTGTCGTTTGGATGCCACTGATAGCGCACAACGCCAGCCACAGCATCAATCACCTCGACCTGGCCGAAGACGCCCTTTTGATCGTGCGTGCGTGAGCAGGCGTTGAACAGCTCGAAGCTCACAACGGCGTCAGTAAGATCAACACCAGCGATAGCCGTGGTTTGGCAACCATAGGACTGTGACGGGAGCTGGACAGGCACCTGTCCCGTTGGCGTCAGCGTCACCTCAAGCGAGGGCTGCGTGGCGCCCTGCGGGATCATGAAATTGGCGATCATGCCGTCTCCTCCGAGATGCGCTTCACGTCCATCGCTACTGGCCCCTCGTGGTTTTTGCCGACGTAAAACTCCACCGCGTCCCCTTCGGCAAGCGACTTGAAGCCACGTTGAACAATAAATTTGAAATGCACGAAGAGGTCTTTGCCATTCAGCGCGCGCTGAAGCTCCAGGTCGTCGGGCTTGATATATCCGAAGCCGCGCTGCGCGTTAAACCACTGGACGCGGCCTTTAAGCCTTCTTCTTGCGTTGAAGTGAGGCAATTCTCTGGACGAACTCGTCGTCTGACTCATCTCTGCGCTGCGGTCCCCGTGCATTTGATTCTTCCTCGTCGTCCTGTTGCCCATCATCATCGCCGCCGCCGCCGTCGCCGCCGTCATCGTTGCCCTCATCGCCGCCTTGAGCTTGACCCTGAGCGCCTGGCTGAGCTGCTTGCGCCTGCATTTGTTGTTTCTGCATTTCCATCTGTTGCTTAGCCTGGAGCGCTTGCGCGACGATCGGATTGGAAACCACGTCGCCACCCTGCTCGGGCGGCAACGGATCAAGCCCCTGCTCCTGGCGCATCTCATTGACGGTCACAAATGTTGCCTTGGCCGTCGTGATTTGGATCGACTCCATTTCATTCTGGCCATAGTCCCACTCCATCGTCAGATCAGGATGGATGCGCTCAAGAATCGGGTCAAAAACCGTCGTCTTGTAGTGCTGAAGACAACTTTCGAGCCCTTGCTCCTGGCTCATCTCGATTTGCGTAGCCTGAGACGCCTGATTCAGCGATCCCCGGTTGTCTCCAGCTCGCGGCGCCTCGTTAATTTCGCTTGGGTGCATGCGAAAAACAGCGCAAGCCAGGTTCGTCAATTTCTGGATGTAGACATCGAACAGCATGTCGCGATGATTTTGTCTGGTAGGAATAACACTGAGGTCATCCTTACCATTCGGCAGCGCAACGACCGGCAATCTAAACATTCCCGCGATGCCGCTCATGTTGGTCGCGAGGATGTTCGTAAAGTCGGTAATGTGTTTGTCGTTCCACTGACCGCGAATGCCGATGATTGTCTCGGCCATGTTGCCAAACTCAAAAAACCTTTGGTTGGCTGTCATGGCGAGAATTTCGGCAAGGATCGTGAAGATGGACCGCTCAAGCATCGAGCGTGGATAGCCAGCCTTCGTCACGTCCGTTGTCGGCATGGTCGGCGCGACGATAATTTCGTCGTGCCTGAATGCGGCTGTTGGCCGCCCTTGTAGAATGTAAATGTACTGCGTCTTCTCATCGACGCTGATCTGGTACTTGTCGGCAATCATACCTAGCGTTGACTTCCAAGCAGCATAGTTCGTCGCGAAGTCTTTCGGAAACTCGCGATTCACGGTGCTGATATATTTCACCGCCGCAAATGTCGGGATCACATTTGCACCATCAATCGCTCCGAACGCCCGAGGCGTGCGGTTTGGATCAAGCCCAAGCTCAATACATGGGCGATTGATTACCAGAAGATCCTCAGTAATTTTCTGAAGGAAGCCCGACATATTTGGCTCGATTTCGTCGTAAACGACGCCCTCGCTCCAATAAACCTTCCACGGCTTCATCAAAAATTCTTCGACCTCTCGGCAGAAGACATTGAATTCTTCCGGGACCTTAAATTTAGAATCCGCATGACGTTTGTGGACAACCTTGAAGCCAACGTCGCCCTTCTTTGCGCCCTGCGAGCGCCGAGAAAAACGCTGCACTTGATGCAGGCGAGTGCTCACAATTGCACTAAGCAGCGGCGACCTCTCGCTAACTTGCCGAAGCGTGGCGAAGTTGAGCGTGCCTTTCTTCTGGCCAAGGTTGTTAGTGTAGCCCTTGGGATATCCGCCGAACATGGTGGCTGATCCAGTCATGTATTGTTCGGCTATCCGTGGCGCCTGCGGACCAAGACCAAAGGCAAGTAGCTTGATAACCTCATCAAGCGACGGCCCTTGTTGGCGAGACGGCGCCTGCTCCGTCTGCGGCACTCCTGGAATCATTCCCGCCATGCCCATACCAATAGGTACTAACCCTTGATGATCGTCATTATCTGCCATGATCTAGCCCTCAGTAGTCGCTTGTATTCTACCCTGTTCTTTCATTTGCTCCCACAACCGCCTGTAATGCTCGACTAATACCCGATCGGTCCCCGGCGGTATGAGCCGCATCAACTGATCGAGATTTTCCGGCATCGCTCCAGCGGAAGCGCCAGCCTTCACGCCATAAACACGAAATTCTCCACGTATTTTATATGCGAGTAAGCAATACACTTCAGCATGATAATAGTGGTCAGGATCGCCAAGATAGACATACCGTGGAGGATTGCTTTCTTGGTCCAAAATCCGCGTCGGTGTCTTGAGCATCTCGTAGTATTCCGAGCGGTCTAACGACTGTGCGTTAGCTGGGAGTAGTAGGCGCTTTTGCACAAACCACGCCTGCACCAAGTCCATCAGCATGGTCCGGTCAGCACTCACCACGCCGTAGCGGCGATTGTCCTTCTCCTCCTCACTGCTCCTGATCTCATTTATACCTTGGTGATATCGACAAATGTAACCTCGCCCAGGATGTTTGCACGCATAATCAATCGATTTGCGTGTCTCAGGCATCGCGTCAATCACATAAGAAACAATGTTGAAACGGGCAAAAAGGAAATCAAGCTCCTCGAACTCTCGGACGGTGCCGGCAAAAACAAGCGGCAATTTCTCGCCTTCCTGCACGATTTTTCTGACGACAACGTGCAACCGCTTGCCAACGTCAACACCCATCACGCACGGCTCGCGCTCGTCGGTGGGCATCAGGTAAAAATCTTTGCAGGCGTTTAGAATGTCGTCGGTGAGCTTGGCTCCCTTGCCAGCGTAGGTCAAGCCGAGCATTGAGTTGTAAAACACCTGTAGCTTGGTGTCGTCCTCGACAGCGAGCTTGAACTTCTCCCACATTGTTTTTATTTCGACGTAGCTACTGAGCATCTGATGGATCAAGTAACCGTGCTTGTCTTTTATGTTTGGATGCTTTGCCACCCACCCTGATTTGTGAGTGAAGCGATTCAGCGGCTTGTCGCACTTGACGCACAGAACGAAAATGTCTCGACCGCACCCGTCATGCCACGCGGCGTCCTTTAGACGGTAAAACCCATCATCTGTCTGATCGACCACGTTCTTAAACCAATCCATCACTTGCCAGAAGCCACAGCTCGGGCACTTGACGAAGAACTCCATCATGTTGGTAAGGCGATAACTGGCATTGATGCCGTATTTATCGACCGTCGGGTTTGACGCCTCGCGCTTGAGCTTGAAGGGAGATGCCGTCATGCGGTCATCGGCCTTCTCGTAGTTCACGAGGTCAAATCGGTCAGTCTCGTCAGCGACGATCATGTCGAGCGGCTTCTCGATAAACGTCGTCGCCGAGTTTGAGCCAGCGTAAAAAATCGATCCCTTGCCAAAATGCTTCAGGCCACGGCTGTCCTGCGTTCTAGCGGCGCTGCGAAGCTGCATCTTGTAGTAGGGGACTTTCTCGATCACAGTATCGACGCGGTTGGCGACGAACTGGTTTCTTAGCTGCTCGGTCGGAATAACGTACATCACTTGCAATCCGCGCTCGGCTCCCTCGAATGCGGTAATCATCAGGTATTCGGTCTTACCTGTCTGCACGCTCGATTGCATGACGACGACTTGCGCGCTGTCTTTGTAGATGGCGACAAGGTAGGGCTTGTCGTCGAAGCGCATGTTCTCGCCGCGAATGTTTCTGTGATGGAGGATGGCGTACTTTAATCGAGGATAGCGATTAAGTTCGTGGTCCAAGAGATAGAGGCGGGTCAGAAACTCCTGCTCAAGTGTCTCCCTCATTTTGGTCTATCCTGACGGCATAAGGAACGTCACCCGCTGGCGTAAAAACTCCACTCGGCACCTTCTTAAAGGCGTTAACGTCCTTTGTTTTTATTACACGACCACAACGATAACAATGAACAGCATCTTTGCTGCCCGTATAGCGAACAAGACAAAAGTCACAAACGCCAACGCGCTGTGGTATCACGACAAATGTGTCAATAACAGCATTTGACGAACTGTATTTTTTTTTGGCCTTACTACCGCCTTCTGTGCTTTTGCCTGCCATAAAACCTACTCATCTTGTGGTTGTGTTGGTGGCTCGCCGTCGAAGGTCCCTTCGATAATTTCTCTTCCATCGGGCCATGGCACGTCTTCTATGGGGTAGTTTTCGAGCGGCTCTTGTGTCTCTCCATCAAACTTTTTCCGGCTTTCGGCTTCCTGCTTCTTCTTCTCCTTGGCGGCACGCTGACGCTCCCAGCGTTTTTCTGCCGCTCGCTTGGCCTTCTCTTTGCTTGTCAGACCAACCTTTTCACCAGCCGCCTTTTCCATCATCGCCGCCGCCTTTGAAACTTCTTTGCCAGATTCCCACAACGGGCGCGCACTAACAGCGTTCTGCATGTGCTCAGCCGACTCGATAGTCCTCATCGCTGCCTGAAGCGCTGCACGGTCGATTGGATCGCGTAGGTCAAGCTCGATCGACACTCTGGTTGTATTGCTCACGTTGAATGCTCCCAGTCATCCTATCAGAACGACCCACGCTCACCAAAACCTAACCGCCTAGCTGCTTCTCAAGGCCGGCCACGATGTCACTCAGCCGGCGGTCCTTGTACGTCTTGGCCCTCAGACACGCCCGAATCACTGCCGCCAGAATCGCCGGCAACGCGGAGTCTGGCTGGATGCTGATCTGCTGAATCAATAGCTGGCTCGGCGCTGGCCTCACCTCCTCGGGATTTTTCCCCATGTCCATCCTCCTTTCGATTAATTCTCAGCGACAAGGTGCGTTGAGCATGCGCAAGCATGCCAAGAACAACACTTTCGATCAATTGCACTGGTACTTCACCGTTGAAATTAAGCTCGAAACGTTCGCCCAGCACCTGCACTCTCTCGTCAATTTGCAGAAACAATCCGATCCTCATGCGGCTTTGCCCTTTCAATAAGCGCCAGATAAGCTGGCGTGTGGATATGCTGTTGAAACAAAATGGCAATTTGATGCTTGTCGAGCCTGCGAGCGGCAGCCAGCCTCAGGATAGACTGTTGCACGTCTTTGAGAACGGTCGTCAGTCCCGAAGCGGCCATCGCCTGTGATTCCGGTAGGGCGAGCTTGTCGAGCGTGTCGGTGCCTTGAGCGACCAGCATGGCGTGGTATCCATAGAGGTGGCGCTCCAGGCGCTGCACGGCAGCATGACGCAGTGTCACCTTCATGCGTCCGATGTCTTTAGTTGTCGCTTTCATTTTTTTCCCTCAGGACGCAAAACACGATATTCATAATGCCCCAGCGCAGGGGCGCCGCGATGGCGTTTCTCAACGATATAAGAGCCGAATCGTGGCTTTCGCAAATGCCGCAGTTGAGCAGAAACCGATGCAGAAGCATACCCAGTAGCCGCTTCAATCTCGCGCAATGTTCGCCACACACCGTCAAGCATGAGTTCACGAATGCTTGCATGTTGCTTAGTGAGCCTTTCGCTGTCCGTGCCGTGGTCGTATGATGGACCGTTGAACCTCATAACAGCTCCAGATGGCGTCTGGCGACGTTCTCCCAACTATTCACGCGCAAAAACTCAGCCTGACGCCCTAATTGAGCCTTGCGCTCGTCCGCACTCGAAAACAAGCCGGTCAGTGCCTGCACAATCCCGGCTACGTCCGACACCCTCGGAGCGACGCCTTGCAGGTCGTGGAAATGGGGCTCTGTTGACGCCACGATAGGAATGCCATGGCTCATGGCGATCCGCGCCGCTCCCGAACAACCAAACACAGTATGGTCGGGTGCTGCACAGTAAGGAAACACCGCTGCCTGGTTAGTCCTCAGATAGCTCCCAAGCGTCTCGTCGGATTGAAACCCGCGCACAATGGCGACGTTCTCCTGGACGCCAAGCTCATCGACAAGCTCGTGCAAATCTTGCGCGTAAGCATCATGCTGTACTTTGGCATGAGGCGATTCGCTGAATAGCGCCGTAAAGAATACGTCGGGAAGGGTTTGCCGTAGCTCAGCCACGGCTCGAATGCACGACTCAAAACCCTTATAGCGGAAACCGAAACCAAACTGCATGAATGTGTGCTTGGATCTGTAAAGATTCCAGTATTTCTCACCGCTGTTGAACGAGTGACAGCCGTGCGGAATGACATGAACATCGCCCGGAACTTTCTTCTCGTTCTTTAGAACGTCGCGAGCCAGCTCAGTATGAACAATGATGTTCGGTACGGCTGCTTCGCAGATGGTCTTGTCCTTGTGATGGAATACGCTGTGCAAGGTGACAAACACCTTGTAGTCGCGCAACGCACTCAAAAACGCGAGCCAGTGCCTTGCGTCGGGAAACAGGCCGTACTCGTGCTGAATCATCACAACGTCAGGATCGAATTGCTTGATCTCGTTGACAAGTCGCATAAGCGGCTGGCCGCGCTTCCACGACGGCACGAGCATCGTCTTCTTCAGGTCCTCGTCGGCAAACCAATCAGGAGAACGCTCGACAGTACCCTCCTCGCAGAAGATGCGCGCCTCGGCCACGCCGGCTATTAGGTGCGGCCACAGTGCCTCGGCATAGGTGCTGATGCCGCAGCGCTCCTTGTAGACGCCGACCAGGGCCACGCGCAGCCGAGAAGGCTCGACGCGAGCGGCCGTGTCGATGAGCTGGCCTTGACGCACCACGAAACGCTCCATGAGCACACCGTCGGCAATCTCCTCAAGATGCGCCGGCACCTCCAGGACTTTCATGCCGCTGTCATCACTGTATTGAACATGATGGCTGCTTACAGCCCTAATTTGTCGGCCACGATAGGCACAATATCGAGCCACCTTTTTTTCACTCCCTTGGCATAGTCGGTATTGGGCAATTGGCTTCCAGACAGCAGATCAACGGTGTCGAGAAGCTGTCTGTCGGTAAAGCCGTAGTAGGGCACCGTCTCGATGCCACTGTCCATGGCAAAAGCATTCATTTTGTCGTGGCTATTGATAAGGATTGCATGACGGCCGAGGGCAGCCGAAAACACAGCGCCGTGCAGCCTTTGAGTAACGACCAGGTGCGAGCGCGCAATCGACGCCCGGCACTCGGCCTCATCCATGTAGCCCATGCGCGAGAAGTAGCTCATCGGATCGGAGTTCATCTTGCCCGTCACCGCCCACATCGGCCGCTCGTCCGATTCACGCGGATTGACGCACATGGCGTAGAAGCTGACGTGCAATCCGTCATCGATCATGCGATCGAGCGCCTTGGCCATCTCGCGGACAAACCACTCGTGCGCCTGATAGGCCCAAATCGGCGCGTCCCGGCGCGGCGTCAGATGGTCGCTGAGAAACACGGCCACCATCCTTGACGGCGGCTGCTCGCATAGCTGCCAATAAACATCGTCGCGGGCTAGAACAAGGTCGCCGGCGTAATGGACTTTATTACGGTCTATTTCATGTATACGAGTCAGCTTGTCGAACGACAAACGATCGCGCACGACGATCAGCTTGGCTTTTTTCAGCAGCTTGCTGTGGTCAGGATGCACCACGTCGCCGCAGCTCACCCCGAGATAGGCAATCGGCATGCCCTCAGGCAGGTGAATGTCAATGCTTCCGGCCACCGCCTGATCGAGAAAGCTGCCGCCGCCGAACACCACGGCGTCAAATCTTATCGCCAGTCGCTCCGGAAGCCTGTCGGCGAACGTGAAATCAACACCAGGGAAAAGCCCGGTAATCGCCGGACGAAAAGCCTCGTCACCCAAATTGCCGTGGCCGTACCAACCGTAAACAAGCACCTTCGCCATTGTGTCTACCTCTCTAACATTTATTTCTGACACACACTAACGCGCTAAGGTTGACGCTTTCCAGTGAATTCGGCGATGCCCGCTAACCGACCACGTTAAACGTACACCCCACCTTCCACCGAGCCAAACCTTCTCGATTCGGCAAATATCTGTCGGCGCAGGATTGCAGGGATCGGGCATCGGCTCGGGATCATCAAAGACGCATGATACTGAGGCGACTTGTCGGAGCTTGAGGCTAATCGTACACCCCGAGCTGGCCGAGACGTGCAGAACGCCTTCCTGCTCGTTCCTTGCATTAATTAAACGAAACAGCTCACGCAGCACCTTGAACATACCTTGCTCCCTGATTGTTTGGATTAAGGAGCCTCGAAACCGTCGAAGCTCTCGGCGCCAGTCCACGATCGAAGCTGCATCCTCCGCTTGCCATTCGGCGTGACGTTTTCGTCGTAACCAACATCGACAGCCACCTCGACGTGTTCAAACTGGTCGTCCACAATCGTTTCATTGGTATTCACATTGATGGCGATCACCCGGATCATCCTCTGACCTCCCATACGATTTTTCTCGTAGTGCTCGTTCTCCACGCGATTTTTAGCTTGAAATCGCTTCCTTCCCGCCACAACTGCGCTTCCAGGTAGTCAACGCTTTGAGCGCCGCATCCAGGAGGAATGCTCTCTGGATCTTCGGCATACTTGACGCTTGAGCTTTTGGGATCAGTCAGCGCGACAAGTATTTCAGCAGATCCAGTCCCAACAACACTAAGGTTGCCGACGACAAGCCTTCTCGACATATAAAAAACCCCCATTTGTTTTTAACAAGGGGGATTGTAATCATGATGGACTTAAATATCTATCCGTGGATGCGTTTGGATGGCGGGTCGCCAGTAAGGGCGGACAAGGCGTCGTCAAGGTCGAGCTGGGTGGCGTTGGCCACTGCCTTCCAGTCCACGCGGTAGCCATTCTTGTCCATCTCGCGTGCTGTCTTGATGCGCTGAATGGCGGCCACGGCGGTATTGACGAGCTGGCGAAGCGGCTCGTGGTCCATTGGGTTTTCGATCATTTGCGGCGCACCAGCTTGATCCACGAGACACGCGGCCGGTAAAGGCGTCCATCCTCTTCAAGCAGGTACGTGTCGTGCTCGGTCGCATTGCCGATGTTTTCATAATAAGTGTCCCCGCGCTTGACGCACGGCAGCTTGTTGGCCACCGTCTCGGGACGCTCGCCGGCCTTTACTTTGCAGGCGACATAGCCGACGTGCATTTTGCGAACACCGCGCCCGATGCCGACCCACCTCACCTTGTCACCGGAGCTGAAAGATTGGCTACTCGTCTTCGTCTTCACTAGAGAAACCCTTTCGTGTAAATTGAGGCGAACTTTCGTCATCAATGCGCATGATGTCAACCTCTTTTGGCGCATCAAACGCAAGCCGCACTTGCCCTGACCTTAGTTCTACAACGACGATTGTGATATCGCCATGGCTTGTCCTCATCACGATGCGCTCATTCTTCTTCCGAGTAAGACACAGCACCGCCCACCCCCCGTTTGCTAATGAACGAGATTGTCCGTTTTCTTTACTAAGCGTGGTGTTAATTTTTTGAAAGGGTAGTTTTTGATTATTGTTTGTAGCTCAGTGCCGCAAAACGGACAGAAATTCAAAACGACTAGAGAGTCCCCCCCCTTCAAAACAATCACAAGTGGGTGCTCGCTGTCCGTGTAGGCAAAAATGTTACCCTGCCTCAGGTTTTCCACCAGCGCTTCACATAAAGAATCTTCCGTGCAGCAGCTCATATCATGGGGCACCGACTCCGACTCCAATTCCGATTGGTCCTCGAAGCTTGTTGTATTGCGCCACGAGGAAAACTCCAAGAGCCAGTGGAGCGACGGCCATAATGATTGCCACAACCAAGCAAGCAACAAAATGACCATAGCCTCGATCATCGTCAAACCTCATCGGTCGGCTCCGGTACTGAAGTCAACGGTCGCAGAAGCAGTGCGCGAACAATCGCGTTAAACAGCTCGTCCTTCTGTCTTTGGCCGAGTGGAAGCTTGTCGTAAGTGATCAAGCACGGGTGCTCTTTCTTAGCAACGTCCTTGACCTCGCCATACCGCCAGCCGCTTGCAAGCTTCTCGATCATCCAATTTTCATGCAGGGCGCTTGGTGACGACAGTGGGTTTCTGATCTTGAACAAAATGCCGTTGCACGTTGTCTCCTTCATCCAGTCCTCGGCGTCGTCCCATGGTGGGCTGGCGGCCTCGCCGAGCGTTACCTGCAACGCTCGATTTGCCTCGTGACACACACGAGCACAAGCGAGTATGTGGCCTGTGAGCATGAGGATGCTCTTTCCCTTGAAGCGGTCCTGAACTCCTGGCGGAAATCCGTCGAGGTATCCTTCGTCAAGCATCTTTGCCATCACGGCCGCTGACAATTGAGCATCCAAAACAGTCATCGTTAGCCCCTCATATTTTTACAGTGTTTGTGAAGCGAGCGGGGTCGCCATAGGCCGCGATGCGACTTACCAAAAATGCTGCATCGCGCTCGACGTGCGGGTTGAACATTTGAAAATCGTCCATGTGACCGATCAACAGATGGCAGCGCCGACACAAGACAATCGCATTATCCCTGTCTAGTTCGCGATGAGGCGCCAAATGAAACGGCTCGATGTGATGGACCTCAAGACGCTTCTTTGACATGCAGGCTGAGCAGCTCCCGTATTTCTTGACGAGAGCCCGAGCGAAGCTTGCCCATTTAGGGCTTCGTCGCATGCCGCCTGGCAGCCTGCCGGTGGAAACGTCACGAACGTGCTCAACTGCGCCTTTGATGGCCTGAATAATCATCCTTCGTCACTCCGACTCCATGGGGAAGAATCATCAGCGATTACCCAGCACGCAGCGCACGGCCGCGTCCTTGGCTTCCAAAAGCTTTCTCAGCGCCACGGCCTGCTCCTCGGCATCGACGGCCGGCGTGTTGACGATGATCCTGGCAAGATCCTCGAAGTAGCGCGCCACCTCCCGCAGGTGCGGCGGCAGGTGACAGCTATTGAAGTAGCGCATGATAGGTAGTTCTTTACTAGACATCACATTTCTCCTTTATCACGTTATTCTCCGCGTCCTCGCGCCGCTTCTCCAGGTACCGCGTGTGTCGTGCGCGCGACTCGCTCCAAGTGCAAGCGCTATAGCCGCATCCCCGCTCGTCAGCGCCGAACGACGAGCACATACGAGGACGAATGTCGTAGATGGTGCAGTTTCCACCGACGTAGTGCTTGCACTTGTAGTGATAGACGGGATCGCTCGCCGATTCGAGCCCTGCTTCGCGTGTCCTCTCTCCGTCAGGGTGCTCGTGTGATTGCCTGATGTACGTCAACATAGGGTAAATCAGCTCAATGTCCTGATAAATCGGCAGCGACAGCTTGCCGCCGAGCCGGTGCCTATCGCGCCCTTGCATTTCAATCACCACCTGCTCGCGAAAGTCCTTGCTGCGAATAGCAAGCATGTATGAATCTCGCAGGTCACTTGGCGCCAGCGGCAGTCCGATGTTCTCGCAGCAGTGCCCGGTGCATCGTCCGCATTGTTCTTTCATGTAAAACCATTCTACTCGTTGTTGTCTTTACGTCGTGATTTGCCCCTCGGCCATCCCGGCCTTTTGACAGAAGCCTCCTCCGCTTCCGCAAGGCTCACGGCCGACGCGCCGTCGCTTACTTCCGTTTCAGATCCAGGATTCCTCCATGGCCTAACTGGTTCTTCGTCTATGCCCTTGCTTGTCATCCTTTCAAGCTTGCGCTTCAGGTACTCGCGCACCTCAAATAATTCCTTGATGAGGATGCGCTTGGCGTTCCCATTGTCCATCTCATTGATTTTCTTTTTGAGGCTTGCGATATGGGAACTAAGCTCAGGACCGCTCATCGTGCGGAAATTCATAGCTGGCGTCCACCGAGCTTATCCGGGTCGCGATCACACTCGACCTTGCGTCCGTCCCAAGGCGCGACGACCGGCAACGTGCTCACGTCGAACTCTTCAAAGTTGATTTTGACGTTGGCGCGAACATTGGCGGCAGCCTCCTCGATGGCCGCCGCCATGGCGGCCGCAGGATCGCGCCGCAGCGTGTCGGACTTGTAGCGGTCGATTCTGCCTCGCGGACCTGATGAGCAGGTGCCGCGATACCACAGCTCACCGCGATAGTTGACCGGCTGCACTTCAACGTGAATGACAAAACTCATTTCGCAACCTTTTCATTTTCTTTCGATTTTTTCGGTGGTTGAAACACTGGCGGGATTTGAAGCGGAAACCCATTAACCGCGTCGCGCCAAGTCAAAATTTCATCAAAGAAAAATTTGATAATTTTCGAGAGAGGAACTCTGGTTTCGGCGGCTCGAATGGCCGCCCAATACCCTTGTGCAAACCCTCGTCGATATGTGCCTTCGATCGATGGGTGCTTCTTTTCATTCTCGTCCACAAGCGCCTCCTTCACAGGGAATTCAAAAGGTCAGCAAGACCATTTTTGTTGGCATTTTTTAAGGCATTTGCCGCGCCGCCTTGCGCCCTTAACCAACAGCGTGCCGTGACGGAAATGCTAACTTTTGGGTCAAGGCTGTCTTCCAGCTCTTTGTTGTGAGCTGGACACAGCGAAGCCCATACCCTACCGAAGCTGTCCGCTTGGTCCTCGTGAGCCGCATTACAACAATCGACCCAGGTGCATTTTTTAACTTCGCTCAAGGTTTTCCATCCTCGATCTTCATCGTGACCTTGACCTTCACGTCGTCTCCCCACTCGATATCGTAATCATCTTCGAGAAAGCGAATGATGGCGCGACCTCGCACGCGCAAGCGGTCGCCCTTCTTGAAGTCGGGCATGTCACCGCTAAACGGGAAGCTCCAAATTCCCGTCTCGAAAAACCCCAGTATCTCACCCCAATCATCGCCCATCGGTGCCGGAATGTCGGTTTTGTCATACAGAAGCTTCCACGGAACGAGCTTGCTCGCCGTTCGGACATAAATGAAATCGATTTTCAGATTTACCATTCAATACTCCAAATCATGTTCTATTGGCTCAAATACCTGAAAACAAGACACGCCGCTGCCGTTCAGCACGTAGCAAACGCTCTCGCGATTTGAGCACCGCCACATATTCTGGCTAATGCTCATCGACACGATCGCGCACTGCATCGCGTGTTCTTGATCGATTAATTTTGATTTGGATTCTTTTAGCTCTTTGCACGAGCTACAGAAAAAACTGAGGACGAGGACGAGGATTTTCACTGATTGGCCTCCTGCCAAAAAATAAAAGCTGCGGTGGCACGACTCGAACATGCGACAGGTGGATTAACAGTCCATTGCTCTACCAACTGAGCTACACCGCATTGCTTTGCTCGAACGTATTCACAATCTGACACGCAATCAACACAAAAAAGTAGGGTGGGCGCCACGAGCTTCCCCAGCACTGCCCACCCTGTCAAAGCCTTCTCGTGGTGCTTATCAAAACGCCCGACACCATGCCGGGAACGTCCCGATCATTTGTAAAGGACCGCTGGCCTGACTGACTATCGCCGACCAGGCTGTAACCTCTTGCGCTTGTAGCAGCGGCCTTATCGTTCGCATGCCCGACTGGAGCCTCGGGCATACTTTCGATCAAAATGGAATATCATTCAAACCTGGCGGTGGCGTTCCGTATGCAGGAGCATTCTGCGGCTGCCCATACGGCTGCCCGTATTGCGGCTGCTGCGCTTGCGGCTGCTGCGCTTGCGGAGCTTGTGCAGCTTGTGCAGCTTGTGGCTGAGCGGCTCTTGGCTGCTGCCAAGCATTGGGATGCGGCTGCTGCGGAGCTTGCCCATAAGCCTGACCAGCGTACTGCGGCGCAGGCGCAGGCGCTGGCGGCGGCGCGTAGGCTTGACCATAGCCTTGCGCTTGCGGAGCATGCTGCTGCTGCTGCTGCTGCTGCTGCGCCTGACCTTGCATCGGATAGCGCGAAGGTCCAGGATGCAGAAACACCGCATTGGCGTTAATCACCGTCTTCCACTTCTTCTCGCCGCTGTTGTTATCAGTCCAGCTCTCGTTCTCGACGCCACCGAAGAAACAAATCGTCTGCCCTGGCTGAGCTTGCGCCAGCGATTCAGCGGCCGTCCCCCAGGCTTTAACATTGATTGTGTCGTGATGGATCGGGCGCTGACCGCCCTGGCTGTCGGCGCGACCGAGCCGGCAAATCTGCACTCGGGTGCTGGCGACCTTATTGCCGTTTTGCGTCTGATTAACGCGGGGGGCCTCGACAACGTGGCCGACGTATGGAGCGTCACCCTTGTAATGGTCAGGCGCACTGTAGTTCAGACGTGGATCTTGATTCGGATGTGACATTTGATACCTCGCTTACGTTGTCTTGGCCCCACGCATGGGACACGGTAAATCAGTTGAGCGTGAGCTGCTTCTTCTCGGTGAGCTTCAGCTCGCGTCCACCGACCGCGAAAATGACCTTCTCAAGCGCTGGCTCGGCGTTGAGCATCTTAATCAGCTCGCGGCGGGTCGAAGCTTCGATCAGCGTGATGCCGACCTCGCGCAGGCGCACAACGGCGTAGTAGCTCGGCCGGGCGCGAGCGGCCTTGGCCTCACCTTCTGCGGCTTCGTCTTCGGCCGGCTGTGCTGCCTCGGGCAGGCCCTCGGCGACAGGGAGCGCCTCTTGCGTAGCTTGGGCTTCTTGGGTTTCCATGACGATATCCTTCCATGTTGAAATCACCGCTGGATCGACACGCGCACCATGCGCGTTGTACCAGCGTCGATAGCTGTTTTTACTAGGTCCGATAAGATTCGCTCGCGTGAGCGCACAAAAAGGCTCACCGCACACCTCGCTGTGCCAAAAAATCGACCACTTCCCACCACAGCCTCTTGTGCCTCCTTAGGCACTCACGAGCCTTGGCTAGGTGGACATGCGGCTCAAGCTCGTAGCCGTCGAGCTGTCGCTCCAGCTCCGACACGGCCAGGTATTCACCTTGGAAGACGATCTTCATGCACTGCCAAAATGGTGAGCCTGGTGCCCGCTGATGCTTAGGAACAAGCTCTATCCACGCCTCATTTAGTGCGGTCATATACTTGTCACAATTTGACACAATTTCTGCTTGTCTTGGCGTCAAACTTGTCGCGTAGTTTTGTGTTTCTTCGCTCATTCTTTGTCAGCTCCAGCCGCCATATCTTGACCTGATAAATGACCTTTAGGCCAACGGCTTCTGTACGTTCGCGACTGTTTCTTTGTCGCAACAGGAGCACCTTCTGTCAACTCAGTTTCTTCGATTGAACGTGTTTTTTCGTCGAAGCGATAGAACACTTTTCCCTTACGTCCGAGGTATCGATTCTTCTGCACTTCGATGTAATTGTCGCCGTCGTCACCGCCCGGCTGTAGCAGCAAAACATTGTCAACATCTTGCGTTGCCTTGCCACTTCCGAATACCGCACTCAGGTCCATCGACGCGCCAAAGCCCCACTTCTTAGGGTGACTAATCAGCCAAAGGTGAACGCCAAGCTGGTTTACAAACACGCGCAGCTTGTGAATCGCCTCGTCTTGAACGTCAAATTTGTTGCTGCCTTTCGCTTGAACGGACAGCATAAACTGAAGGTTATCGATCATGATCTGCCGCACGCCCTGAACGCGCACGGCATACGTGCAGGCGTCGATTACCTCGTCAACATTGGTTGATCCCCAGAACGTCGTCAGCTCAATAGGTAGGGCTTCAATGAAGTCCAAAACCTTGTCGGCGTTCCCCTCTTTCGTCAGGTCGCCGTCTCCTCCAAGCTGGCGAGCCACGTCGGTTAGGAGCACGTCGTTAACGATCTCAAACGAGCACAGCAGCGTCGGAAGCTGATATTCCATGCAAAGGTTAAGCACCATTTGCCGCACGGTTGTCGTCTTTCCGAAGCCGGTTGGGCCAGTGACGAGCGTGATTTCTGTTGGCCTGTGGCCACCAAGTAGCTTCGTCAACCTCTCGAATCCAGGTATAGGAAGCCCTAGGTATTTGTCAGGATTTAGCAGCCTGTCTTTGACCTTCTCCCTGTACTTCGCTGGCGTCACGATCTCTTTGTGCGGCCTCAGTTTCGCGCTTGCGACGAGGCTTTTGATCGACAATCCGGCTAGCAAAGCGTCGTTCGCGTCCTTCGGTCCAACGCTAGTTCCGCCTCGCGTTTGTATGACATAACTGCGGTCCAAACCTATCTTCGGTATGTGTTTGTCGAGCGCTTCTCGGCCAGCCTTGTCGTCATCGAGCCACAGAAAAATGCGTCTAAAACGCTCCAGTTTTTTGACCAAATCAGGCATCAACGAATCTGTACCGTTAGGTAAACTGATAGCCACCATGCCGGTTTCCTGATGCACCGTGATGGCATCCAGCTCACCCTCAGTGAGCACAACCTCTTGCGTGTCTTCGGTTACGAGGTGCCACCCGAAGAACGAGTAGCCTCCCCCCTTCGGCTCAAGCGTCATGCACTTCTTGTCGTGAACGGATCGCAGCTTGGTGCGGACGGCAATCTCTCGACCATCCTGGTCGGTGTCGTACCACCCGAAGGTGACGCAGTTGTGCAGCAGGTCGCCGAACTGCTTGACCTCGGCTCCGAGTCGGTATGCCTTGGCACCGGCCTCGGTGATGCCTCGCGATGCCAGCCATTCCACCACCACGGTGTTGCCGTCAAGCCAGGATTGGGCTCTCTTGAGGCGCTCGGGATCGGCCTTGACGAAATTGCGGCGCTTGAAGCTCGGCCCATTCTGGCGCTCCAGCGCGTCGTCGAGGTCGCCTAGGTCGCGTCGAAGGTCCGCATGGCTGCCGGTGGCGCTGCATCGGTTGCAGCGAAACGCACCTGTGTCTTTTCGGACATAGAGCTTGTACTCGTTGTCGGACTTGCCTTTCGTAGGTGGGCAGAACGGGCAAACCTTGATAGTCCACTGGTCCTGGCTGTCGCGAAGCTCGAAACCCTTGGTGCCCAAGTAGCTGCGGAACTCTGACTGGTTGTATTCCAAGTAGCGGTTGCCATGTGCGCTCAAAAGCGGCCTCCTGCCTTGTCTCGCTTGGGTTTGTTAATATGGCTCGTTATCAAAACCGCACGGCTCACCGCCTTCATAGTACGGGTCATCTTGAGGCGGCGAACCTGCCGCACTGATTGGGTAAACTTGCTGATCGTTTTGGCTATAGTTATTTTCGCCGCTGTTGCGTTCTGGTGCCTCACCGTCCCCAAGGTCGGGCGAAGGGCTTTGCGTCAAGCAGGAGCGAAACTCGGCGATCCTTGACGGCACCTGGGGGGCGACTTGAGGTGCCGCCGAAACGATGGCGGCCTCGCCGCCCGGTGAGCTGGGCAGGGGGAGCACGATCTTCGCATCCTTGCCGATCCCATCCCGCTTGGGAGTAGGCACGCAGCCATCGTTAGGCACGAAACCCGGACACATCGCGGGGTCTAGCTCTGTGTTCTCCGCGCAATCCTTGTGGTGCATGGGCGACAAGGCGAGTAGCAGTTTGCGAAAATGCGCCGCCGACGGCGTTGCGCTCGGATCGAAACACTCGGCAGGCCACATTAAGCTCTTGTATTTCTTGCCCATCATCAAGTTATCCCAGCTTGGCTGCCAAAATTTTGGGCGTCCATCGTGTGCAAAAAGTAAGCTGGCGCCGATTTGAGCACTCATGAGGCGCATGGTCGTGGCCACCACGTTGCCACGAGTCCCACCGTTCTCGATCTCGATCAGCTTCGCCAGGCGCTCCAAAAGCTCGGGGTCCGCGTCCGAGTGGACAGGATCGTCGATGCCAGCGGTGATCGCGCACTGGACACGAGCCCACGCCAAAAGGCTCACGGCGCAGTCGGCAAGCTGCCCACGCCAGGTGGGACCGCACGACTCGACAACGCTCTTGAAGCCCCCCCATCCAACCGGCAGCACGGACCTAGCCGCCCTTTCGCCGATCGTCAGGTTTGCCGTCTCGCCCTGCTCCGCTCCGCTTCTGCTTGCAGGCTCGTCAGAGCCTTTAGCAGAAGCAGAAGAAGAAGAATAGGTTGGACGGTGGTTGGATTCGGTTGAACCGCTGTTGAGCCGCTGTTTACGTTTGTCGGCCTGTATTTCTTGGCTCCTCTTGCCCTTATTCGACTGCGATATCAGAAACTTAACCCTCTTGGACATGCCGTTGACGTAAAAGAACCCCGGTTCATTCCAACAGCGGTTCAACTCCGGTTGAACAACTGTTAAGCATTTGCTCACCTCATGTTTAGCATCGGCTAGAAGCTGTTCACAGGGGGTCACGAGCCCTGCATCTACCAGCGCCTGAACAACTCGGTCTTTTGCCGCGCATTCGCACGTATGCGCCAGCTCCAAAGCTGTCATGATTGGGCGCTTTTCTTTGTGGCAGCGCACCCAAATAGCCATCATGCGACCGATGGCCTCGAAGCGTTTCCAGTCCATAGCGTCAGCCAAAAGACCAAATCTGCCATCGCTGAACACGCCTTCATCGACGAGAATATTCACGGTATGTCACCCTTTCTTGCCGAGTAGTTTCTGTGCTTCTGCCACCGCCTCGACGGCACTTGCTATCCACACTTGCAGCAGCTCAGGACTGCGATGCGAGCGCATGGAGTAAACAAAATCTCTGAAGGCATCGCCCTCCAACCGCACCGGCGTTCCGTCGGGAAGCTCCACAACAAGGCGCGATCCTGTAACCTCAAAGACAGCCATCGTTGCCAAAACTGACACGCTGCTGCGAAGCTGCGGGCGCTCCTTGACGCTAATCGCCATCACCTCTCCCCCAAAATTTATGCAAGTTGACGCATGATTTTTCTCGTCGCGATCCCACCACGACCGCCTTGTCCCGGTCAACATAATTTTGTGTCGAGGAAAAATTATGTGGCGTCGTCCGACGTGCCTTCTTCTTGAGCACGCACCTCGGCTTCGATCGTTTCGGCTTGGGTAAGTTGATCGGACTGTACGAGCTGGCGCAGTGACTCCATCTTGGCCAGCTCGCCTTCGAGCTGCTCAGGGGTCATCGAGCCGAGCTTGGAGGCATAGCGCTTGAGCGTGACCGACATGCTGTCTGTTTCGCCCTGGCCGGCCTTCTGGGCTCCCTGCATCTGCTGGATGAGGATATTGACGTTGCCCGAGCCATCGACCATCCGACGCATGACCTCGGCGGCCATGGCAATGTCGCTTATGGTGGGCACCTTGAGCAGCTCGGTCGTGCCGTCGCCCGACTTGACGCGGCCTGTCTGGTTGTATTGCATGAGCTGGACGTTGGCCACCTTGAGCTGCTGGTACATCATCTTGTGCAGCTCGAAGTTGCGAACGGCTGCCGCCAGGCGCATTTCGTCCGGTATTACGTCAAAGGTGGCATAGACATGATTGAGCCGCTGGCCTCGCCAATCGTCGCGCTGCGACACGCGGCGAATCGACTGTTCGGTGATCGACTTGAACATGAGCGGGCGTCCCAATTTGTCGATGATCCCGAACTCGATCATCAGCGCCCTGAGGTTTGGCATCTCGCCAACTGGCGCGAGGATGTAGGCGTCGCGCACCTTCTCAATTAGCGCTTCTTCCTCGGTGACTGGCACGGCAATATGCACCTTGCGCTCCTCATGCACCTGAGCAAACTGCTTGGCTACCGGATGACTCAGCCGAGCGGTTGACTTGACGACCTTCTCTTTATCAATCGTGAACCTCTGTTCTGTTTTCTCTTTTTTGTTCTTGATAAGAATCGTGAAGCCTTCAGGCGACTGGCAGTTGAGAACGCGGCTTTTCCATTCTTTCCGCACCTCGATCGGCGCATTTGGAAACATCGCAAGGCATTCCTGCGCGATCAGTCCTTCGTCGTAGCGCTCGTAAATCCATGAGCTTGTTTTGCGAAGCGACCGCGCCAGCTCCTCTGCGGTAAACGCGCGATTGTGTAGGCTCGGATTGTCCTTTATCGCGTTTCGCAGAATGATGAGGTCTTGTTGTTTGATGGGCCGGCGTGATTTACTTGCTTTGTTTTTTTCACGATTGGAGGTCATGCCGTGGATTCTGCCTTTCTAACGTCCGCTGTCTCATTCAGTATCGGATTGGTCGCACTTCTAAACATCGTCATCCTTGCCAGGGAAATTGGCAACCTTCGACAAAAGGTCGCCAACTCAGACGAACGGCAAGCATCGATGCGGGCTCAACTCGACACGACCCGAGCCGCAATCACCGCAACGCGAAGGGTAATCGAAATTTTGGCCGACAGGTATAGGGATCTCCACAACGATGTCGGCGACATGGCCGACGAGCTTGCCAAGCTTGCAGGCATGATGCAGCCACAAAACGAGGCATACCAGCTTCCAGAAAATATTGTTGTTGATGAGGAGGCTTTTATGCGTAAGGAGCGCGGCGTGATAAAATCACAGCTAGACGACGCCGACGACGATGACTTCAGCGATGAAGCAACCAGAGAGGTTTTCGCTCAGGAGCATTGAATGTCTTTTGCATCGGATCGCAAGCTGCTTTCGTGTCCCACCTGCGCGGACAAAAAATGGCACCGGAAGCTGGAGCGGCTTGTTTATCGATGCACCGCCTGCGGCAACGCGCTGGACTTAGCCACGGTCAAACGTGACGAAAAACGACAGCGCGACACCGAGCGGCGATTCAAGCAAGAGCCGAAGCCACGCAAGAAACGACCCACCCGCAAAATACGCCTTATCGACAAGCCTTTTGTCGCATTCATTCACGACTGGCCTTGCATCGTTCCAGGATGCGAAAGGCCGTGGCCAGTGCATGCGCATCACTCCATACCGCGAGGAAGAGGTGGCAGCGACCGCACCTGCATTCCGCTATGTCACCGCCACCATGCCGACTATCACGACAAAATTGGCAGCATCGAAGCGGCTGAGAAAGAATGGGGGATTGACGTTGAAGCTGCTACAATAGCACTCAATGCGGCCTTTGATGCCGGACGGCAAGGGCCATACCACGGGATGGAGCCGTGAATCTTGAGGTCTACATCGTCTCGAACATTGTCTGCATCGCCAGCTTCCTGCTTGGTGTTTACCTGCGCCATTTCGCCATACGCCAAGTAGCGCACCTGCCTGTTTTCTTCCTAGCTATGCTTGTCAGCGCCATACTCCAGTTCTATGCGTTTTTCGGCTTTCTAGTTAACTGGCACGCATTTGTAACCGCACCCAATCTCCATGATATAATCAAGTAAATCAAAAATTCTGGAGGCTTCCGTGAAAAGGGTCCTACCGATCCTGTGCGCGGTATTGCTTGCGCTAAAAGCGGTCACGCCGACGCCGGTCGTCGTCCGCTATGATGACGCAATCAAGATGGTGCAATCGAAACCAGCCGTCGTCGATGTCACCATCACGAAGGAGGCGATCGAGTATGCGATTGACGATGGCTTGCCGTCGATAATGGCGTCGGCGTCGGTCGAGCCTGTCGTGGAGTTCGATCAGCAAATTGGCTATCGGCTGCTGACCGTCAATCCGGGCTCGATATGGGAGGCTCTAAATCTGAGGGCTGGCGACATTGTGCTTGAGGTCGAAGGCATACCACTTTCGAGCGAGGAAAGGACGAAATCGATCGTCTTCTTTGTCATCACGCAACGGACGTTCACCTACACTGTCAGACATAAAACGGGCAGAGTGTTTGAAGAGGTCTTGTACCAAGTCGTGGTCCAATAAAAAAGAAGGCCGCCTGTACCCCCGCATAGGTACAGGCGGCACAGCACCGCCAATCGCTCCCAATCCCCCCTCACGACACCCGAGAGCTTGATTATAAATCAGACATGCTCGAAGGAACAAATCCGATGGAAGAATTGATCGCCATGATCGTTAAAGGCGTCCTAGGTGCGTCGGCCATACTGACCTTTGTCGCCGCGTTTGTGTTGGGCGCCATCATAAGCTCCGTCTAGTCTTCGGGGAGTAAATCCGATTGCCGACGGTCGAGGGCCTCATCGCCGGTTTTCTCGCCGAAACCAGTTGAGCGCTCGAAGTGCTCGATGCAAATCATGACCGCCTCCTCCAACGGACAGCCATGCGAGAGGCGAAGCTGGCCAGTGATGCGACGGAAGGTGCCGACCTGCTCCTCGTCGAGGTAAAGACTGATGGGGTGCTTCAGCGTGCCCTCCGTCTCCAGCTCCTCGTCGTCCAGCTTGTATTTGCCGGCGTCGTCAGCGGGCTCCTCTAGGATGAGGTTGGCCCAAGCGTCGAAGTCGGAAAACTCCTCGGACGACATGATTTCGGCGGTGAGCGTTTTC